GCGAACAGCCTCTTGGCCTCCTTGTACGTCACCAGGTCCTGAGTGGGCGTGTAGGGCTGGATGGTGCTGATGGCCACGAGGGGCTCCCGGGTCTCGGCGGCCGAAGTTCGCAGCTCCTGCGGCCGAAAATGCGGGGTGGTGCGGGTGCTGACAGCCTTGGGTGGGACTGTCATGTGATGAAGGTTCGGGCGATTGGTAGACCAACGAGCGTAGCGTCAGGTTGCACGCTGGGCGGCGGATTCTTTCCTGGCGATGTGGTCCTCGGCGATCTGCTGGAGCGTCCAGGTCCTGGCTACCCCGTCGTCGTCGGCGCAGTACCGGTTCACGCAGACGGCTGCGTCGCGGCGCCAGAAAAGGCCCCAGGTTCCGCAGCCGGGGCAGGGGTGGCGGCAGATGATTTTGGACTCGCCCATGACGATGGCGTGCTCGAGCCCCTGCCGGTAGATCAGGGCGTCTCGGTTGCGCTGCCGGTCGGGGTCGAGGTGGGCGGTCTGCTCGACCATCCACTCGTAGGTCTTCTCGGCCTGCTTGGGTCGGGGGCCGGCGTGCGGTGCCACAGCCCGGGTGTGTTCGGTGGCCTCGGCGACGGCTGCCTGAATGTGGTCGTAGATCGCGACCCTGATCGGCAGTGAGGGGGTGCTGGCCTTTGCGGCGCGTTCGTGGTGCCGGCCTCGGCCGGGCTGGAGGAACTCGTTCTGCAGCAGCCGGAGGCGGGCTGCCGGAGTGGTGTCGTCCCCTGCGCTCATCGTGTCCCCGTCCGCCGTGCGGCCCGAGGGCGCGAGTGCGTGACTGTCTGGTGCCAGGGACGCGCGCCGGGAGCCGGATTCTGTCACTCCGGGTCGATCCGGACGACTCATCGTGGCATAGAAGTGGCTGGAGTTGAACGCACTGTGCGTATTGATCAACGCTAGGCAACTGTGCGTGGCGGTGGTTCTCCCGATTCACACCGCAATGTCGGCTGGCATATGTCAGACGAGCTGGGGTGCGTGTCTCATGTCTTCCAGCATCGCCCGCAGGTCCTGGTACTCGGTCTCCCCGACGACGTCTTGGGCGCGGGCGCCGTCGACGAGGAGCATCACGACCTCGAGGGTCGTCTCGAAGGCCTGCGCGGTGGCCGGGTCGGTCAGGCTCCGGCCGTGGGCCTGGAACATGGCTTGGACGGTGAAAGCCAGTTCCTGTGCCGGGCTGTTCTCTACGGCCGCGATCGGTGGTGCTTTGCGGCGGGCGCGGTGTGCGAGGTGGATGACGGACCCGGCGCTGGTCTGGGGCGCGGGGGCGTGTTCGGCTGAGGACATTGGGGCGTCTCCGCTCCGGGGCAGATCGGGAAGGGTTCTCGAGTCCGGGGCTCCCCTTATGCCCGGGCGTCGAGGCCGAGGTGACTGCCTCCACCTCAGGTAGGCCACTGTGGCACCAAAACCGACCTGGCGGGGAGACCGAGTCGGTTTTTGATACCGGCCTGCACAAACAAACCACATCTTTTCGGCCATACCGAGCTGCGGTGAGGCTGAAAAAGTACGGAACCGGGTGCCTGGTCATGCGAAAGCCCCTGCAGCGCGCGTGGGGACGAAGTGCCGACAACGACCCACAGCGCCCCGCAGGGGCCCAGAGACCTCACGGGCAAGCCCGTCAGATGACGGTGATTGTAGTGACTCAGCTCGGCACGCAGGTAGAGGCATTCCCGGCCATGACGTACCGCGGCCCCGCTCCTCCCGGTTCGGAGGGGCGGGGCCGCCCGGCATCGGCTGTCAGTCCTGCGTCAGCAGGGCCGCCACCTTGGCCAGGGTGCCGGCGAACTCTTCGCGTTCGGCCGGGCTGCAGGTCTCCCGCATCGCGGCCGCGACAGCGTCCGGGTCAGCGACGGCGAAGTACCGGTGGATCAGGCGACTGCGCTGCTGGTCGTCCATCGCCTTCAGTGCGATGTCCATGACGGCGACGCCGTCCTTCCACGGCATGACGGGCACACCGGTCGAGGAAGCCCCGCTCGGCCGCGGGTCGGGGACTGGGGCCGGAGAGGGGGCTGGAGCAGGTGTCTCCGACTCCTGCGCGACCACATCCGTGTCGGATGGCTGCTTGGCCGCAGGGGCCTTCGGGAGAAACGCGTTGCCGAGGTCTTCAGGCTTGGCCCAGTTCGTGCCGCCGTCAGGGCCCTTCTCGACAGGCGGCATGGGCTTCGGGGCCGGCGCTGCGCGGTTCGCCTTGGCGGCCTTCCGCGCGGCGGCTTCAGCGGCCCTCTTCTCCTTGAGTCTGTCCAGGTGCGCCTGCTGTTCTTCCGGCTTCTTGCTGCCGACCTTCTTGAGCAGGTCGGGGGACTCTTCGCCGTTCTCCAGGCGTTCCTGTAGCTCGGGAGTCAGGTTCAGCAGGGCCAGGCGATGCGAGACCCACGTCTGGGACCGGTGCAGCCGGGCCGCCAGGGCTTCTTGCGTGCCGTGGATTTTCAGCAGTCGGGCTAGCGCCCGGGCCTCATCTAGGTGGGCGAGCTCGTTGCGGTGGACGTTCGCGACGAGGGCCGACTCGAGGATGCTGTCGGAGTCGCTGCCGAGGCTGTCGTCGACCATCACCTTGATGGTCGGCAGGCCTGCCTCGCGGGCAGCGGCCAGTCGGGAGTTGCCCTCGATTACTACGTACTGGGTGCCGGGCTCGAGCTCGGCAGCGCGATTCGGCTCAGCAGCGAGGTACGCCTCGCGGCTCATGATGCTGATCGCGGTCTTCTGGCCGTGGTCGCGCAGGCTGTTGGCCAGGTCGGTCAGATTGCCCAGCTCGGAGCGCGGGTTTCCCGGGTTGAGGCTGATGGCCGTGACGGGCAGCTTGGTGGGGTCGGGCTGCAGCCCCATGGTCCGTTCGTAGATTTCGCGGCGCGCACTGCGCGCGCCGGCTGCGGCGCCGAAGGCTGATGAGGGGCCGAGGGTTTCGGCTCGTGACGTCATGCGGTGACTCGCCTCGCAATCTGGCGCATGGCCTCCGCCTGCTCGCTCATCGGCGCGTAGGAGAGAAGCGGCATCATCTTGCGGACTGCCTCGCGCTGCTCCTTCAGGTCGTTGATGACGGCCAGCACCGGCGGGTCCCCGAGCTCACGCCACGACTTGAGGGACGTGGTGGCGACGGTGCCGCGGCGGGAGTCGTACATGTTGACGACCAGGCCGAGGTAGTCGACGCGGAGGTTCAGATCGAGGCACAGATCCTCTATCTGCCCAGCGAGCATGCCGTAGGCGGTGGCGGAGGAGTCCTCGGCAAGGACAGGGATGATGACGCCGGATACGCCGACACGCTCGCCGTCGCGGCGCCGACCGTAGAAGAGTGCGGCGTCCATGGCGATGCCGAGGCTCGGCGGGCAGTCCACCACGATGACGTCGTACGCGCTCTCCACCTCCGCGAGCGCCCGCTCGAGCGCGCTCTCCTTCTGGAAGCCGCGGGCCTGGACTGCCTTCACGCCGACGCGGGCGTCGAGGAGGAATCCGTCGAAGCATGAGGGCAGCAGGTGCAGGCGCTTCTCGAAGCGGGGGTCCTCGATGGTGAGGATGAGGTCGCGCAGGTCGCCGTTCCCCTCGCCGCACATGTGCGACACGAGGCTGTCCTCACCGGGAGGTGTCTGCTGGAAGCCGAGCTGCTGAGTCAGGTGGCCCTGCGGGTCGTAGTCGACCAGCAGCACACGCTTCCCGTCCTCGGCGTACGCCTGGGCGATGCCCGCGGCAGTGGTGGTCTTGCCGACGCCGCCCTTCTGGTTGCAGACGATCTTCCGCTCGACGATGCCGCCAGCCGGCTGGTTGCTCGGTGAGGGGTGGGCGTCCAGCCAGAGTCGGACGGCCTGGGCGAGGCCCTGAATGTAGGAAACGTCGCGCTGGGCGCAGGTCGCCTTGAACTCCTCGTACATTCCTGTGGGGAGCCAGGTGCTGAAGGAGTCGGCGCCGGTGGTGTCGACCGGGCTGAGTGCCCTGTCGTGGCCGCGCCAGTCGTGGACTGCGGCGGTGACCGCTTCCTGGATGTCGAGGCCGAGTTCGGCCGCCCGAATCTTCAGTTCTTGCTTGAGCGCGGGCGGTAGCTTCGACGCCACCTTTTCCCTGACGCCCGAGGGGTAAGGAGATGCCATGGCGTCACCTTACTGACTCGGAGCATGTGATGGGACGCAGGGGCCTCACGTGTCGTCGGCCACGCCCCGAATATTGCGTCGCAATATTTGGCGACCCCCACGCTCCTGGGGGCCGCCCCGCTGTCCGCGCCGAGCCCGAATATTGCGTCGCAATATCGGCGGGCAGAGGTTCAAGCCGGCTGCTGCCGTACGTGCCGGTCGATCATCTCCCGCTCGACGGCGGCCTGGTAGGCGTCCCGGGCTTCGGCCTGCTCGAGGTGGTCGTGCAGCAGGTACCAGTCGAGGGTGGTGCCCCAGCAGGTGGAGGTCATGGGGTGGACTTCGGCGTGGAGGAGGCAGGCCATCGGGGGGCTGGTGACGACGGTCGTCATAGTGGGCTCCGTTCCAGCGGCAGGTGCGGTAGCTACCTGGGGGTCTCTACGGTCCCGCAGATTCCGCAGCTTGATCCCCCGGGTCCGGGGGCGGCCCGATATTGCGTCGCAATATCCGACGGCTGGGGTCATGCGATCTTGAACGCTTGGCGGGGTTCGCGGCGCGGGTCGCCGTGGTGCTTGTAGTGCAGGGCGGCCTGGATGCTGGCGGCCAGGTCGTCGACGGGCCGGCCCTTGGTGAGCCGCTCCTGTTCGGCGAGGTACTCGGTGTGCTCGTCGTCGGGAAGTCGGCGGGCGAGGAGGGCGGCGTCCTGGCGGGCACGGGCGGCGGCGATCCGTTCGGCGAGAGCAGCGTCGTCGACGTGGGTGCGGTGGTGTTCTCGGTGGACGGCGAGGGCGCGGTGATAGCCCGAGGACGCGTCCTGCCTTGTTCGTACCGGGGCGAGCGCTGAAGTGGGCTCGTCCTCTGTGACGGCCGGGGCCGGCGCGTCGATGCGGCCGACGGGCAGGACGCGAATGGCGCGGACGGTGTCGGTGCCCAGCTTGGTGTTGATCTGCCGGGCGAGCTGTCCGGCGAGGAGCCGGAGCTGGGTGGCGTAGGCGTCGGAAGCTGGGCGCAGGTCGAGGCGGCCGCGGTCGGCGTCGAACGCGACGGCTTGGACGCGGCCGGCGTACTGCGGGCACAGCTCGTCCCATCGGTCGAGGATGCTGCCGCCGCGGACACCGACGGCCCAGCCCTGCTCTGCGCTGATCTGGCCGAGGAGGGAGCCGAAGCCGACAGGGTCGCGGCCGCTTCCGGCGGTGTGCCTCGAGCGGCGGGCCTTCGTCGGGCGGGCGGTGGCCGGCCCGGTGGGGCGGGAGGCCTTGTAGGCGGCGAGGGCCTGGCGGGCGAGGTCCCGGCCGGATGCGATGGGCTGCGGGTCAGACATAGGTCTTCTCCTTCCAGGTCCGCAGGGCGCGGTCGACGAGCTGGTTGGTGTACAGGCGGCGGGCGTCGCGCTCGCTCATGCCGGTCTCGAGCGCCGCGGTGATGAGCGTCAGGTCGGCCTGGGCGGCGGCCCTCATGTCGATGACGACGTCACGCGGAAGGTCCTCGAGGGCGAGCTCCGTGCCAGCGTCGACGACGGTCACGTGCTGGTCGTCGAGGAGCTGGGCGTCAACGGCGGCCGCCGCCTCGGCGAACAGACGCTGCACAGCGCGCGACGACGGCGGCCCGGGCTGCTGCACCTCCCACTCAGCGTGCCGACCAGCGGTGGCCTTGCGGCAGTCCCGCCACGCGTCCACAGCAGCGGCCCGCTTGGCGTTCGTGTCCCACAGGAGGTGCGCGCCCTTGAGGCGGTACGCCAGCAGCGCCGAGGGGCGGCGGGCCTCCGGGTCGGCGGCCAGGGCCAGGAACGCGCGGACCTCATCCACGCTCCAGCCCGCATCGGCCACGTGCCGGACGACCCACGCGATCCGGGCGACGGACGCGTTGCCGAGCCACGGCACCTGGGAGATGAGCTCACGGGCGAGCTGGTATCGGCGGCCTACCTGGTTGAGCTTCCGGGCCTTCGGCTTCTGCTGCTTGGGGGTGGGGGACGACTTCTTCCCGCTTGCGAGCTTGCTCTCAGAGGGAAGAGGAGTGACACCGGTAGAAGAGACAGTTGAGGTACCGACCTGCATTGGGGTGCAATCCAACCCTGCGGTTCGGCGGGTCCTCGAGCGCTTCCGGCGCACCTTCCGGGCGGCCTTCTTCGCGAGCTTCCCGATCAGGGTGCGGCCCTGCTCGGCGATCCCGACCGGCACCCGCGTGTAGGCCGGCGCTGCCTCGTCGCGCTGGACGGTCCTGATCCCGAGGGCCTGGTCGAACTCGACCGGGATGACCCGCTCGAAGACGGACGCGAGGCGGACACGGCCCGCCGCGCGGGTGCCCTTGGAGCGGTACACCAGCAGCCCGGCCTCCCGGAGCATGTCGAGGTGGTACTGCACGGTGCGCTCCGCCACGCCGAGCTTCCGCGCGAGGTAGTCCACGCCGGGCCGGCACTCGGCGAGCGCGGACATCTCCTGCGCGATGACGACGGTCGTCGGGCCCCACTTCGGGCCGTGGCTGCGGGACGGCTCGTACAGGCCGGAGCCGCCGACCCAGTGCACGGCCTGCATCCACGAGTAGGCGTCGGGGGCGATCCGGCCGGTCGTCTCGGAGATCCACTGACGGGCCGCGGGGACCGCGAGGGCGGTCAGGGCAGGGGCCTGAGTGCCGGTCCGCTGGCACGGGATGTCACCCGAGGGGGCGGACATAGGCCGCGAAACGCCCGTGCGGGCGCGCGGAAGCTGACAAGAGGTGTGCGCGTACTGCACTATGTACCCGTTCCGTTCTCTAGGTGCGGAGACAAAAGGGCCCCGCTTCGGTGGGTGCTTGGTTCTGGCAGAACCTGTTAGTTCGCCCTCGGGGTGGCACCCGATGGGCCTTGACTCGGCCGGCAAGCTGAGTCGTGGTAGGAGGCCGTGAATCCGGCCGATGGGCGGCAACCCATCAGACGGTCAGCGGCCAGCGGTAGAGGAAGCGCTCCCCGGCAAGGGAGCGGGAGACCTCCCGCTTAGGAAGTCGCTACGTCACTTGATCTCCATCAGTCGGTGGGGTCTGCGCCGGAGCAGGCACAGAAATCTGGGTCAGGCCCTGGATGGTCATGAGGGTCTGGGCGCTGGTCAGTTCTCCGGCCACACGCTGCTTGATAGCGCGCCGCACCAGGTCCAGGAGTTCGCGTGGTCCAGGCGTCATCAGGTCGACCGCGAACTCGTGCGTGGGGTTGCTCAGTGCCTTGTGTACGTCACCGACGCGGATCATCTCGTCGTCGGATCGACCAGCGAGCAACTCGCGGATGGCTCGAACCTGAGCCAGGCGGAAGTCGGCCGAGTACTCCTCGGCCGTGCCGCTCATCGGCTGGTGTGGGTAGTGGTGACAGGGCCCGTACTCGACGGCGGTGGTGTGATGTTCACGCCGGAGTCTCGGGTCCCACTGTCTGATCGCCCAGGTGGGCGGGTACGCTTCGCCATGTCGTCGCCTTTGTCGTTGAAGGTTGGCGGCCAGCCGTAGGAGTTCTTGCAAACTGCCTTCGGCACCGGCCTCGCGTCGATCCTGGTTACCAGCCAGGGGAGCGAGGCCGTTCTGCTGTCTTGCTCACGCCGTGGACCTGAGTGGTCGTCTGGCGCAAGGCGCAGCCTACTCGTTGAGCTCACCACTCCACCACCTTCCTTCCGAACGTGTCGTACGAGTCGACTTGTCATCAGATATGCAGCTCATCGGACATCCGTACGGGCGCGAGACGGTGTCCTATAACTTTTCACAAGAAATAATGTGCTCAGGCGGCCTGCTGTCCTGTCCAGGACGAAAGACGAGGCAGCAAAAAGGAAGTGGGGGATTCCGGGCCGGGGGCGGGGTGTTCGCCTGCCTCGTCGGGTGCCTGTTGGGTGTCGGCTTCGGCTCGTCGGCCGGTACGCGCCTTGGTGGCCGCGGCCCGGCACTTCGGGCACCGGCACCCGAGGACGTTGTAGCGGTACTCGTCGTGGCCGCGTTTCTCGATGCGCGCCTGCCTGCCGCGGTCCTTGGCGTCGGCGAGGTCTGCGGCGAAGGTCTCGTTGGTGCGGGCGTGGTAGGAGGGGACGTTGTGGTGGATGCCGACCTTGCGGGCGGCTTCGCCGAGATGGACGCCGGCTGCGACGAGGTCGAGGAACTGGGCCTGTACGTCTGCAGCGAAGACGGCTGGTCGGCCGCGGCCCGGGCGGGCGGTCACGGGTGTTCCCGTACGGGTTCGGTGTCGGCGGGGTGCGGGTCGGTGGTGTTGGCGGAGCGGGCGGCGAGGCGGGCCATGGCGTCGTATCCGGCGTCGGAAAGGGCGGCCTTTACGGGTTCGGTGTCGGCGGGGTGCGGGTCGGTGGTGTTGGCGGAGCGGGCGGCGAGGCGGGCCATGGCGTCGTATCCGGCGTCGGAAAGGGCGGCCTTGTGCTCACGGAGGGCGTCGGGCGCCCAGCGCGGGTTTCTGGCAAGGCCGCCGAGGCGGACGCCCACGGGCAGGGCGATGTTCCAGACACGGTCGACTACGGCGGGGTCGAGGTCGGGGAGCAGGAGAGCGGGCAGCTTCTCGGGCTGGCCGACCACGTCGAGCATGGCGGCGGCAAGGAGGCCGGCGATGTACTCGCCGGAGGAGGCGCAGCGTTGGGCGAGGGCCTGGTCGACCGTGTGGGTGTCGGGCGGGGTGGTCATGGTGCGGTCTCCAGGGGGCGGACGGGCAGAGCGAGCTGGATGGGCCGGAGGGGGGCGGCCTGGGTGGGTGCGGGTCGTGGCCGGGCCGGTCGGGCGGTCACGGTGGTGGTCGTGGTGCGGGGGTGGGGCAGGACGGGCAGCGTGAGGGGGACGGGCTGTCCGGGGCGAGGCGGCGTTGCCGGGCGCCGTCGGTGGTGGGGCCGGCGGCGATCGGCCAGCGGCCGTCCGGGACGATCCGCACGTTCGCGGGCAGCAGCCGGTTCGCCTTCGCCACACCGAGGAGCTGCTCGCGGGTGGTGGTCTCCTTGTCCAGGCCGAGGAGTGTGCATAGGTTCGCTCTGTGCCAGTTCGCGGTACGGACGTCCATCCCGGCGCGGTAGGCGACGAGTTCGGTGTCCGTCTCGCGCGCGAGCGCGCGCAGCACGCGCAGCTTGGCGACGGTCCCGGCTTCCGCGATCCGCCCCGGGGACGGCGCGGGTTCGGCGGTGGCCGGCTGCGCGGTGCGCAGGGCGATCAGCGCGCGGTGCCGGTTCAGGGCGGTCTGCCCGCCCCAGATCCCGACCGGCTCAACCAGGCCGCCGCCCGGGATTGCGATGTTGCCGTACGCGCGGCAGGCGTCCAGGACCGGGCAGCGGCCACAGATCGCCCGCGCCGCCTTCTGCTGCTCCACGCGTTCGCGCTGCGGTAGGCCGCCGTCGACGGTGCTGGTGGTCCACGCATCCAGCGGAAGGTTGGGGTCGGCGGCGGACTGGGTGGGCTGGTCGGGGTCGGGGGCGCACCCGCGGTAGGCGTAGTGGCGGTGCTCGGTGAGTGCGTGCCTCGCGTTCATGGGGTGGGTCCCCCTTCCTTTCGTGGGTGGGTATGGCGGGCGAGGGCGTCGTCGACGACCTGGGTGGCGGCGGCGATGACGGCCTGCGTGGTGTCGTGGTGTTCGATCTGGGCGCGGAAGGCGGCGATGTCGCGTTCGTCGGCGGCGCTGATGAGGCGCTGGGCGGCGCTGCGGTGCCGGGTGCGGCGGTGGTGGAGGGACTCGGCGATGCAGTAGCCGAGGGCGACGGCGGTGAGTCCGTAGAAGGTGAGTACGAGCGGGTGGTCCACGGCGGGGCCTCCAAGAAGGGGTGGATGGGTCCCGCCGTGGTGCGCGGGTTGTCAGGCCGCTTCTGCGACCTGGGAGGTGTGGATGACGGCGCGGAGGCGTTCCCCGATCCAGGTGCCGACCTGGGGGGAGACGGCGTTGCCGAAGCCGTCGACCTGGTCGCGGGCGGTGCCCCACACGGTGAAGGTGCCGGTGTATTCGCGGAAGTCGACGTCGAACCCGCAGCCGCGGCCGATCTCGGGGGCGGACATCATGCGGTAGAAGCACTCCTCGAACGGCACCTGCGACAGCGCGGGCCCCCACCGGGCGGTGAGGAGCGCTGTGGTGTCGCGGGAGGTGAGTGTGCCGAGCGGGTCGGTGATCGGGTGGGCCGCGGTCTCGGTGCCGGTGGGCCCGTTCTGCTTGAACCAGCCGGCCGCGGTGAGCACGCCGGGGATCTGTTCTGCGGTGAACGTCGACATGGGTTCCATGTGCACTGCGGGCACGGTGTGCTTCCGGTAGGGGATGACCCCGGAGGAAACGACGGCGAGGGTCTCGGACCCGACCTGGGTGGGCAGCGGGTCGTTCGCGCCGCGTGGGGCGCCCTGGTAGTTGTCGACGGCGAGCGCGAGCGCCGCCTCCTCCCACAGCCCTGGGCCGGCCGACAGGAGAGCCGCCTCCTGCTGGCTCGTCTGCGTCGCCAGCGGCTGCAGCAGCAGCCGCTCCGAGCCGTGCACGCCCTTCGCGGGCATCAGGATCGCCGGGAAGTCGGCGAACTTCTGGCGGCACCGCTCGATGCGGGCGGTCGTCGACGCGGCGAACGGCCCGCGGTGGCCGTCCTTGAACTCCTTGACCGGCCGATCGCCGATGCGGGTACCGAGGTCGCTGAGGTCGAGCGCGGCGAGGGACGGCGTGGCCGGCGGCTCGACGCGGGTCCGGCATGACGGGCACCGGTACTCGTACTGCTCGCCATAGGCGACCTTCCCGGTCGGCGGGATCCCCGTGCGCCAGGTCCAGACCGCCTCCACGTCCTTATCGCAGCGGTGGCAACGGGACACCGGCCGGTGCTCCAGGTCCGGCATCGGCAGCGACTTGTGCACGAACACCCAGTAGCCGCGGTTGCGGGACTGCGGAACCCCGAAGAACTGGGAGTTCAGGAACAGGACCCGGTGGTTGTAGTCGAGCAGGTCGAACTGCTTGAGCCACCACCGGTAGGTACTGCCGTCGCCGATCTTCTTGCTGCCCGGCAGGAGCGGTCCCCACGACTGGAGCTCGGTGGTGCACTCCACGAGGATCAGCCGCGGCCGGTGCGTCTGCGCGTAGTGCAGAACGCAGTTCGCGGTCGCCCGGTCCCGCTCGGAACGGGTCACCCGGTCCTCGTAGTCGGGGTCGTCCATGCTGAACAGGGACAGCCCCTGCGCATACGCCTTGGTCGTGTTGGCCTGCGAGTGGTTCACGCAGCTCACCCCGGCGACCAGCAGGTCCGCAGGAGGAAGGTCGCGGGCGGAGTGGTAGTCCGCAGCCTCGGGGTCGACCAGGTCGGCGATCCAGTGCTCGGCCTCAGGATGGTTCGCCTCGTGGACCTCGACCTTGTACGCGTTGTGGTTCGCCGCCATGATCGTGGTGAACCCGGCCCGCTTGATGCCTTCGGTGAGGCCTCCGAAGCCGGAGAAGAGGTCAACGGCGACGTACTCGTCGTGGCGGAACCGTCGGCGCTTCGTGGCCGGCCGGTGGGTGGCGGTGCGGGTGGCCTTCGACTTGATGGGCATCAGGCGGCGCTCCTCTCGTTCCGTTCCTCGGCGGCCTGCTCCAGCTCGGTAATGCGGACGGTGACCAGAGTTCGCATCGGCATCCACGCGCCCTGCGGTCCCTGCACCTGCTCGTCGAAGACGTGATGGGCCTCGGCATCGCCCTTGATCTGCCGCAAGGCGTCGGGGCTGTTCCAGCAGTTCCGATCGGCCACCTGCGCCATGAGCCGCTGGACGTGGGCGTTGCGATCCTCCTTGGTCGGCGCGTCAGCCCGGTCGTGCGTGGTGGCAACGCCGTGCTCGGCCGCCACCTGAGCGGCGACCTGCGGTGCTTCCTTCGCCCTGCGCTCCTCGCGCTGCGCGGCCTCGGCCTTCAGCTCCTTGCCCCGCGCTACCAGGAGGTCCCCGAGCGCGATGTCGCCGTCGGGACCCGACACGGTGGAGTTGAGCAGACCGTCGGCCTTGGCCTCGGCGTGCAAACCGAGCAGCGCGTTGACGTTGTTCCAGACGGCGGGCTTCCGCAGCCGCTCCATGTAGGCGTCGGCCGGGGACCGCTGGCCCACAGGGTGGTCGCGGTCGCCGTCGTCCAGTGCCCCAGCGTCGACCGGGATCATGAAGGTCTGGAGGAGCGCGTACTTCAGCGCGGCCGACATGGCCTTGTTGGACGCCTTGTCGGCCACGTCCGATGCCTCGCCGAGGGTGATCGCTGTGACCCTGTCGCCAGCCGGGCCGATGAAGTGGAAGGCGACGCGCATGTGGACGGCGTTCATCTTCCCGCGGACAGAGGGCTGGAAGTCGAGGACCTCGGGCAACATGACCACCCCGTGTTCGCGGAGCGGCTGTGCGAGGGCGCCGATGAAGTCGTCGACCCCGCGGAAGTTGTAGTTCTGGGAGGCGTTCCGCCCGTTCTTGGCGACGTTCTTCACGTCCGCCATGACGCGAGACATCAGGACGTACACGCTGGGGTGGTCCTGGTTCGGGACGTGCTGGGTCGGGCCCTCCGCCGTGATGCTGGCGGGGGCCTCGGTGGCCGTGGCCATGAGGTCTCCTATGGGGTTGTGGCTGTACTACGGCGGCAAGAGGGCCCGGTTGTCGGCGTCCAGGCCCGCTGCCGCGGCCGGGCTACGCCTCGGCGAGCTTCTCGACCGGTGCGATGTCGTACTTCTCGATCAGCCAGGCCTTCGCGACGTGGCTGAGGGCCGGCCGGTAGCCGAGCTCGCTCTCGCGCGCCTCGACGGCGTCCAGGAACCGGGCCCTGAGATCGGCGTCGACGCGGACGTTGAGGTTGCCGGTCTCCAGGCCCGTGTTGCGGCGGGCCCGGTGCGCGCCGGCGGCCGGGGAGAACGTGCCGGCGATGAACGCCTCCAGGCCCTCGGCGACGTCCTTCGGTACGGAGGCGCTGGCGTTCTGGATCGCAGCACGCAGCACGAGGGGCATGTGGATGGGCACGTTCGGGGCCGCGGTGCCGGCCTCGGTGGCGTGCCGCAGTCGGCCCCAGCCGCCGGGGGTGAGCACCTCGTCGACGGCGGCGGCCAGTTCGGGGGCGCCGACTTCGGTGAGGCGGGTGGAGGCAGCGCGCAGGTTGGCGAGGAGCTGGGTGTCCTTCTTGGAGGGCACGGTTCGGGGTCCCTTCGGGGGGTGCCCGATGTTCCGGCGGGGGGCCGCCGGCGGGCGGGTACGGGCATGACGCATGCCAGTCTCCCTTCTGTTCCATTGCGTGCGCAATGGGACATGTCTGTGGTGTGTCGGGAGCAGGTGCGTCCCGGCAGGAAGAACACTACCCATAACCTATTGCATGCGCAATGGGTTATGGGTAGTGTGGAGGCACACCACAGAGACCAGGGGGACACCATGAAGCACACCAACCGCCAGACCAGCACCGCCACCCTGGCCGACCTCTACCGCGCCCTCGACCGCAAGTTCGCCGTAACGATCACCTACCTCGACGACAACGGCGACCAGACGATCCGCACCATCGAGCCGTACGACATCCGCACCACCAAGTCCGGCCGCATCGAGGTTCGCGCCATGTGCCGCCTCCGCGCAGACGCACGCGGCTTCCTCCTCCACCGGATCGTGTCGTACACCTGCCACCGCATCGCGTTCGTCCTCGACCGCCCGGAGGCAACAACCCCCGCCGGAGCCGTCATCGTGGTCCGCAGCACCGCCCAGCTCATCGCCCGCGAGCTCGGCCGCGACTACCTCCCCACCGCACGCCGCATCACCCAGACCGACACGGACCTCGCCGCCTAACCCCAGACACCGACAAGGAGCGCCATGACCACCCACCCGCACCCCGGACCATCGACCTGCTTCGGACAGCCGCCATCCTCGTCACCGAGACTCGCCACGGATCGCCGTCGATGGTTGCCCGCCGCATCCACCAGGACGACGGCATCTCCATCGGCTTTGAAACCGCCCAGGCCCTCCTCGTCGAGCTGTTCGCCGCAGGAGTCGTCGGCCCCGTGAACCTCGAGACGCACGCCTACCCTGTCCTCCTCGACCGCGAGAACGCCATGGCCGCCCTGGACACCTACAAGGGGCACACCGACTGGGCGACGCTGTACGAGTGCCCTCAGTGCAGTCGGGTCGCCGCCTGGACCGATGGGCGCAAGATCAGCCTTGGAGACGAGGCCGACGAGTTCTGGTGCCAGACCTGCGGAGCGGAAGCCCCCCTGGTCTCCTGCGCAGTCATCGCTGCCGCCTGACCCGGATACGCCGAAGGCCACCGCCCCGAACTCGGGTGGTGGCCTTCAAAGTCACAGAGATTGCGCACGCGCAGCGTAGCCGAAATGCTCGGCAGGGCGCCACCTCTTCCGCCAGGAACAATGGGACTCATGGCCCGACGCCCCGTGAACCAACCCACCCTGGTCGACGACCCCGTCACCGGATACCGCCACCGGTACTGCCGGCGCTGCGGCCGCGAACTCACCAGCCCCGAATCCAGGCTCACCGGATACGGCCCCAACTGCGACCCCGACCGCACACCGCGCGCGGCCCGCGAGCACGACGTCGACCAGGACCCGCTGCCCGGAGTCTGAACATGGCAGCGGCCCCGCGCACGTGCGAAGGAACGCGAGGCCACCTGGGAACCACACCAACCGTCCTGTGGGAGGTGTCCCAACGACCGTAAATCCCGGCCCGCCGCGGCGCCCGCCGACAGCAGCCGTCCGGGTCAGGCCGACACCAGCTCGGCCACCCGCTCACCCGACAGCGGCTCCGCCTCGACCGCGCGCCGCAGCTGCTCCATCGTCGTCGGCAACGGCGACCACCCATACCGGCCGGCCATCACAAAGTTCAACGCGGTCACACCCTTCGCATACGCCCTCCACACCCCCTGCGGCCGCAGTGTCACCCCCGGCGGCCCGGCCTGCGACGCCCGCAACGTCACCCACAGCGCCGTACGGCCACCCGCCAACGGCAACGCCTCCACCACCCGCTGCCGCACCTCCAGCCACCGCCGCAACGCCACCCGCGTCCCCTCACGCAGCTCATACCACTCGACCTCCGGCAACGGCTCCAGCTCAGCAATCGCCGCCAACACCCGCTGCCGCACCGCCTCCGACCGCTGATGCACATGCCCCGCCCGGATCGCCTCCACCGCCGACGGATGCACCTGCGCGAGCGCCGCGATCTCCTCCACCCGCCCCGGGGAAGCCTTCTGCGGCCGCCGCCGCACACCCACCGCCCGCTCACCGGCCGCCACATCAGCCAGCCGCAGCGCAGCCAGCTCCCCGACCGGCACCCCGAATCCAGCACAATCCCCACCATCGCCAGCAGACGCGCCCGCTCCGCCCCCGACATACCGATCCCCGCCCGCTCCAGCGGCGCGGACGACGCCATGTCCGCCAACCCCCGGTACAACGCCGCACGGTCCCGCGCCGGCACCGTCTCCCGAAGTTCCGGCTGCTCCACCACCGGCAGCCACACCGACTTCTCCGGCACCACCAAGCTGGCCAGGATCCCCAGACAGTCCCGCACAACTCGCAACGTCGCCACCGGCAACGGCTTACCGACGTCCTTCACGTAGTGCCGCAGCTCCCCGGCCTCAGCCAGGCCCCAAAACGCCCGCAGCGACGGCCGCGTGAACAGCTGCTCCGCCGACCTGCCCGCCCGGTCCGGCATCTCCTCCCGCCCCACCGCCCGGTCGAACATGCCCACCACCATCCACAACTGCAGAGCCCGATTCGCCGACACCTGGACCGGCACACCCCCGACCCCGGGCACCGGTGCCCGGGCCTCCCACACGGCCGGGTCCCGGGGCGCGACCCGCTCCACCACCGCGGCCAGCTGCCGCACCGACACCGCGGCGTACGTCCGAGCGGTCACCGGGGCCCCTGCTCCGCGATCTCAGCCGCCTCCATCATCGCCGCGCGGCGCGCACTGCCCACCGGGTGACGAGCCGCGACCGCACGCAGCTCCCGGCCCACCTGCTCCCGCAGCATCGCCTCCGAGGGAGGCATGTCCATCACGCCCAATCCACGGGCGAAGTACACCGTCAGGGCTCCGATGATCGGCAGCAACAGCTTGTCGTCCGGATCCCCGATCTTCCACTTCGACCGCGCCAGACCCTCGCGCGCGGCAGCCAGCATGTCCTCCAGGACTGGGTGGACCTCATCCCACTTCTCCGAGAGCTCCCGTGCGAAAGCAGCGGTCCCTGCTTCGGGCGCCTTGCCTCTCATCCCTGTACCTCTGTCCGCGTCATCGAGGCATTCCCGATCTGATCCAAGGGATTCATCTCCCCCGCGGCGTACTGCCCTCTGGCCACCCTGGTCCCTCCTACAGCCCGATGTTCGTGAGCGGGTTCCGCTCGTCCAGGCCGTCGGCTTCCTCCACGTACCCCTGGAATGACTTCGACCCGTCGGCCCATCCTCCATGTCTGCTGGTGTGGATGGGGTCGGCCTTCGCCATGAGAGCAGCCGTCGCGAAACCGCGGCGCAGCGAGTGGGAGCGCCACCGGCCGCTCATACCGACGGCGGCCATGGACAGTTCCACGACGTCGGAGATGGCGTCGATGGTCAGGCGCCCGGTCGGGTCGCCGATCTGGACGCCAGCCCGATAGATGGGAGGGTTGAGGTAGCCGTGGCGGTCGATGCGCACGAACAGAGGCCCGCTCGTGTGCTCCTCGGCGGCCAGTGCGTCCAGGTACTCGCGGGTCGCGCGTACGGGGCATGTCTCCGGGGACGAGCCGAACTTCACCGTAAGGTTCTGCCACTTCTTGATCTTCACGCGGTAGATCCGCACCCGAACCCCGACACCTTCAAGCTCCGCGGGCTCGGTAACCGACTCCACGTTCAGCAGGATCAGCTCCGAGGCGCGCGCCGCGCAGGCGAACCCCAGGAGCAGGATCGCCGCGTCCCGCTTCCCCTTCAGCGTCGTACGGTCCACCACGGACAACGCCTTCTCCAGCACCGCCGGGACAGCCGGCGACGTCTTGCGCGCGCGGGCCTGCTCCGAGTCCGCCTCGGACAGTTTCCGCCGATACCCGGCGACCACCTTCCGCGCGCCCTTGGTCTCCGGCGGCTGCACCCCGGCCGCACTGTGCATCGTGCGGATGGACGCGATGATCCGCTCCATGGTCGAGGGGCTGTACGGCCGGCCGGTGCGCGCGCGGGGGGTGCGGGTCAGGTGGGAGATGTAGTGGGACACCGTCTGGGGCGCCGCAGGAACCGCCCGTCGGCCCACGGTAAGGCACCACGCGGTGTACTCGGCGAAGTCCCGCTGGTAGGCCGTGTTCGTCGAGTCGGCGATGCCCGCCTCGATGTCCTCCTGGACCTCGTCCGGGAGCCACGCATCCGGATCGTCCTTGACGGCTGGCCGCACGAGGGCCGCGCCTTGGGGTACGGCGGGGAGACGGTCCTCCTCGACCAACTCCCCTTCCACCACCAGGTCGTCGGAGTCGCTCACGGCCGCCACTCCTCGCGGTAGTCCGGGTGCGTGTCGTAGGGGACCGCGAGCCGCCGGGCCACGTCCCATGCGACCTCCGCCGCATCGTCGAACCCGGATCCGTACCGGCGGTCGTACGCCTTGGGTAGCACCTCGTCCAGAATGCTCTGCACAGCGTCGACCTCCGCCACGGCGATCTGAGCCTCCGCCAGGGGTAGCCCGTGCGCAGTTGCGCGCCGTTCAGCGAATCTGTCGTTCAAGAACACCATCAGCCCGGCGTCGCGCCCGAACGTGTCCTCGGCCGGGACTTCTCCCCCGGTTCGATCTAGCTCCATAGAAGGAACATTATCCGGAGCCAGACACATCAATGCCCCCGACGCGAAGTCCATCGGGGGCGTTTGGTCGAACAGTTCGATTCTGCTGTGAGAGCGATTCTAAGCGGGAGGTCCCCGACTAGCTCGGCTGTGAATCTGGTGCAGCCGCTTCCACTGTCAAAGTGATGCGGCCGTCGGGCTCGTCTGTCCAATCCACGACAACGCCCTGCATCATGACGTCGTCCTCACCGAGAACCCAGCGAATCGGGGATCCGATCGTCGTCTCACGATCGGCGATGTCGCGGAACTCTGGCTTCATCGGGAGCGTGAACCGCGTAGGGGTCTCATCGGTGCCAGCCATATGCCCTCCAAGGAGCGTTGGCGGTTGTCAGATCACCAAACGGTACCTGCGGCGACTGACACTTCACCCGAACAGCGCACAGGCTCAGCGTGTTACTCGTCGACTGGTAGCCTGCACGCAGAGTTGGCCGCCCGTCCTAGGCGGCGGTGCAACAAGCCGAAGCGGGCGAGTACACGCTCCCCGTGGACTTAGAGGCCCCCAGGCGTGTACCTGGGGGCCTCTCTTCGTCACGCCGTGGACCCCGATGGCATCGACGGGGAGTAAGCGATCCTCGCCGCCAGTAGCTACTTGACGGCTGCGGTGACCCGTACGGACCCGCCGCCCGCGAGCGTCTCGGCGAATTCCGTCACCTTCGGCTCCGGCAGGTCACTCGACATCCGACGGCGCCACACCTTCTGCACCTCTACCTTCACCTCGTTGACCGGCCGGCCCTTGCAGGACGGGCTGAGAGCGTTCAGGTCAGCGGTGAGCTGGTCGGCCAGCTCGTCACCCTTGGCCTGCGCCGCCTGGTTGACGACCTTCTGCAGCTTCCTCTTGTCGAACTTGAACTTGGCCATCTGGCCTCCTTCGAACCGGGACTGCCGTTCACCCCGCACGCCATATGGCCCGCCAGCGGTCCGCTCGGAGACGACGGTACCTTCGGCCACTGACAATCACCCGGATAGAGCAATGCGGAGGCGTGTCCACGCGCAGCGGAGCTGCGCGTGGTGCTTGAGCACATTATTTCTTGTGAAAAGTTATAGGACACGGAGGCGGTCTGCCGGGGTCAGTAGCGACGGCGGTCGGGGGCCAGACCGAGGATGTTGACGGAACCCTGGCGCTGCTGGCCTGGCTGCTCGGGGGCAGGGGTGCTGGTGACAGTGCACGCGTAGTAGGGGGCGTTCGGGTCGAAGTCGTCGACAGGCCTGCAGGTGTAGGTGACGCCCTGGGGGTCGGTGTACCTCCAGCCGGCCGGGGGCTGGCCGTCCTTGCCGTCGGCGCCGTTCGTACCGTCGCGGCCGTCTTGGCCGTCGACCCCATCAACGCCGTCACGACCTGGCTCGCCATCGACGCCGTCACGGCCTGGCTCGCCGTCGGCACCGTCTGCGCCATCGGCACCGGGCCGTCCGGTTGCACCGGGGGACGGGGAGGGCGCAGGAGCTCCGGGCTCTCCAGGATCGCCCTTGTCTCCCTTCTCCCCCTTCGCGCCGGGGATCGGTACGGGCACGGCTGCCCGGTCGGGCAGGTCGTCGATGGCGGCGGTCGGGTCCGGCGCGACCGGCGTCTTGCCTTCGGACTCGAGCTGGGTACGGAGCTTTCGGACGTCGGTGGCGAGCGTGCTGACAGCATTCCCGCGCAGGTCTGCCTCGGCGGCCAGGTCTGCAGCCTTGCGATCGGCGGTGTCGATGCGGGCCCAGAGGATGGCGGCGATCCCGAACAAGGCGACCAGCGAACACAGGGTTGCCAGGCGGCGCCAGCGGGCCGCCAGGAACCGCTCGGCGCGACTCATCCGGGATCTCCTCCAAGTTGCACGATGATCAGCCGCAGGCGGGTGATTTCCGCTTCGGCGGTGGCGCGAGCCGCTGCTGCTTCGGCCAGCGCCGCGTCTTTCGCGACGAGCGCGGCGGTCTTCTCGACGACCTCCGCCTTGAGGGTCGCCCGCTCCTCCTTGAGGTTGGAGCGCTCCTCCTGGAGCTCGTCGGTCAGGGTGGTCAGGCTGCTCAGTGACAGCTCCCCGCGTTTGCCCACGAACGCCACCACGGCGCCCGCCAGCGCGCCAGAGAAAGCGACGAGCGCCCCCACCAGCGTGACGGTGGTCGGGTCCATTCACGGGGTCCAGTCCATGCAGGTGTGGGTGAGGGTCAGGCCGCGGGCAGGGTGCGCTTGGGCGGTACCGGTGCGGTGACCTGGGTGCGGTCCCACATGCCGACGGCGATGGTGACGGCGGTCATGACGATGGCCTGCCGGTCGGCGGACCAGTCCAGGCCGTAGCCGAGCGCGAGGGCGAGCGCTCCCTGGGCGAAGCCGATGATGGCGGCGCCGGCACCGTCGTGGACCATCCAGGCGATGAGGAGGCCCATGGCGGCCGCGGCGATGCCGTTGACGGCGGCCTGGACCTCGGGGGAGGCGTTCCAGCCGAACGCGGCGGCGAGCTTGACGAGGATTGCGACCAGGGTCAGCCAGGCGGCCGGCTCGCGGCCGAAGATCAGCGGTGTCTTCACGGGGGGTTCCTTTCAGGCGGGTTGGGCGAGGGCGCGGTGGCCGATGACGGAGCCGTCGGCTGAGAGGACGTCGTCGTGGGTGACGAGGATGTCGGTGCGGCGGGCGGAGAGGACGAGTGCGACCTCGAAGGGGACGACGTACCAGACACCGTCGAGAGGGGCCGGCAGGTTCGCGACGTGCCTGTACTCGATGAGTTCGACGGGGACGTCGTCCTGGTGGGCGGTGACGAGCGGAAGCGGGGCGATCCGTGCCGGCTGCGGTGCGGGGTCGAGGGTGCGCTTGAGTCCGAGGTCGAGGTCGTCGAGGCCGTTGGGCCGGTCCGGCTGGTAGAGCCGGATGACCCTGGCTGTCAGGTTGCGGATCACGTGGACGCGTTACTCGGCGAGGCGTTCGGCGAGCTTGTCGGCGACCTCGCTCGCCATGTTCGCGGCGATGCGGGCGGCGACGAGGTCGGCGAGCCTGTTGAGTTGGGTGTCGTCGAGCGAGGCCTGGGCGAGCTTGTCGACCTTCGAGCCGATGGCCTTGGTCATGCCGTGGGTTTGTGCGGTGTAGCCGTACACGTCTGGGATGGGCTTGCCGGTGGCCTCGATGGAGGCGCGGTTGGCCGCCTCGTTGCGGTAGGTGAGCACGCGCAGGGCGATGCGGTCGATCTCTGCGTCGGTGAGCGGCATGTCTTCCTCCTCGGGTTCAGGGGTGGGGGTGTCGCCGGGGTTCCAGCTCGCCGGGTGCCTCAGGCGCTCGGCGACGTCGGCCCGGAAGGGATCCATGGGGATGCGTGGGTCGAGCGGCTTGCGCCGGGTGGCTTCCTTGTGGGCCCACACGCTGTTGGCGGACCAGTTGTGGTGTCGGCAGCGCGCGGCCTGGACGCGTACGGCGACGTCGTACTGCTTTGCGGGCCATGCCCGATCGGCAGCCCCGGAGTTCTCGACCTCCAGGCCGTAGCTCACCGCGTTGCCGTCGAGTTCGTCGGGCCCGGGCGCCGGATGGACGGCTTCCTCGTTCAGGACCGCGTTGTAGGCGTTCCTGGCGACCATGCCGGCGTGGTTGGCGCGACCGTTGCCGACGAGGTAGAGGCGGCCGGAGCGGGCGAGGAAGTCGTGGCACAGGGGTCCGGGCAGGGCGGATGATCCGTCGTAGACGTAGGCCGGCATGCCTGGGCCTTCGCCTGCGGTGTGGTGGATCATCGTGGCGTGGACGTCGCCCCAGCCGCCCCCGCGCTGACCCCTGTTGTGGGTGCGCCAGCCGGGCATCTCGACGATGTCGGTGACGCCTTCCGCGCGCAGCGCCGCGATCCATTGATCGGGGGTCATGGGTGTCGCCACGGTGCCTCCAGTGTCAAAGCCGGAGAAGCGAAAGAGTTTCACTTCAAAGGTAGTTGATCGATTCTAGTAACTACTTCAAAGGCTATCGGAAGTTGTGGCCTATGATCCCCCTGCTGTGCATCGGCTGCGGGCGTCGCGTGCTCGAGGTCGAGCAGGGGGAATGACCCGCGACAACCGCCCTACGCTCAAATCATGTTGAGGAATGCCCGCACAGCCGTTCTGGCTCAGAACCTCCAGCAGTTCCATGCCTGGTGCCGCTCCACCGGCACCAGCCCCGTGACCGCCGGGTCACGTACGTCACCGGGCCGGCCATGCTGCGCGCGCTGCCCGCCGACGCCGAACTCGTGCCCTACGGCAACTGGAAGGAGCGTCCCGACAGAAAGGCGCTCGAGGAAGCCGTCGCCCGACGGCAACCCGCGTTCCAAACCGCGGAGGCGGCATGACGATGCCGGGGACGGGATGGCAGCAACTGCGCCAGGACGAGGAGCCGCACAGTGGCGCAGCCGTCGTAGAGCTGGACGCCACCGAGGGACTGCGGGACTGGGTGGGGCAGCAGATCACCCATGCGCGGGCCGCAGCCGTTGCGGGATCCCCCGAGGAACGGTGGAGCGATGCGCACCAGCGGATCCTCGACGACCACCCCTACTCCAGCGACGTCATCAACCCCGGGTACGGCGGTGTCGGCGCGCCCTTCGGCTGCGTCCGCTGCCACGACTGGGACGGCGTAACCGAAGGGCGGGGCAACTGCGTCACGGTTCTCGCCCTCGCCCACGGCTACGGATTCGACGACTGATCGGGTTTACCGCATGACGACGTACCAGGAGATTGGGCACACGCATGGCTGACACGAAGATCGGTGAACTGCTCGACTCCCTCGAGGTGACCGTCGACCTGGACGAAGGAGATCTCGTCGCCGACGCCCTGGTCCTCCTCAAGGTCGTCAAGGCCGACGGTACGGTCGCGCTCCTCAAGGCCGGCTCAGCGTCCCTGGACTGGCTCTCCGCGCTCGGGATGCTCACCGCTGCTCTCGAGATCGAGAACAGCGGCTACCAGTCCGCACCCGATGAGGTGTGACCTCAGGCGCCGGTCACGCGCAGCGTGATCGTGTCTCCGAAGGCCGCACGGAACTGATCCGGCGTCCACATCTGCCCGTCGGCGAGGAACACCGGGTCGATGCGTACTCCCCCGGTGCTCGCCGGGTCGGCGACCGTCGCCCAGGCCACCACGCTCCCCGGGGCCGGGATGTCGGTGATGAGGGTGGTCCGCGTGACGAACGCGTCAACCTTCCACCCCGGCCCGGCCGCGGCCACCGCCACGACCGCGCCGGGCTCTGCGTTTTCCACCAGGAACGGCATCGTCAAGTCCTCCCGGATCACGCAGGCATCGCGGCGCACAGCGCCTGGAAGACACGCCGGGACAGGTAGATGTGCCCGGAGTCGTTGGGGTGGACGTTGTCGGAGCCGATGTAGCTGGACGCGTTCGCGGTCGTGATCCACGGCCCTTGGGTGACGATCGCGTTCCCGGCGGCGTCGTACACGGTGCCGGTGAGCGGGGACACGAACGGCAGCCCGGCGCCCGCAGCGGCCGTACGGAGGGTGGTGTCGGTGTTCGTGATGGCCGTGGTCGGGGAGCCGTTGGGGGCGTAGCAGCCGATGACGAAGATGTCCCCGCCCGGTGCGACGGCGCTCTTGAGGGCGGTGTACAGGCTGGCGGCGGCCGAGGAGATCGTGGCCTGGTTGCCGCCGTTGTCGTTGTAGCCGGCCCACACGATGAGCCGGTCGAAGGCGTACGGCGTGATGTCGTTTGCGACGCGGTTGCCGAGGGTGGCGTAGGACCCGGCGGTGATGTAGCCGGTGCCGCCTCGGGACTGGTCCCACACGTCGGTGCAGCCCAGCAGACGGCCCAGGCGGTAGGTCCAGGTGCCGATGCCGGCGCCCGTGGACTCGGCGGACCCGTCGGAGATGGAGTCGCCGAACACTCCGAGGCGGCCGCCGCGCGGGGCGGGCTTCCAGGCGGTGGCGCCGGGCGCGAGGAACAGACCACCGAACGGCATGGTGGTGAAATCGAAGCGGATCTTGCGGGGCGCGGCGGAGCCGAAGGCGACCTTGAGGACGTGGGACGAGCCCGCCGAGGATGCGCCGGTGAGCTGCGCAAGGTCGGTGATCTTCCGGTCGTCGACGGACAGCCGGTACTTCGTCGCCGTCGAGATGTACTTGAACTTGATCTCGAACTGGGCGGCGTCGGTGCAGAACTCCAGCGACCAGTTCGCCTGCCCGGAGGCGTAGGTGTTGGGGTAGCGCGACAGCGGCAGGTAGTAGGACGAGTCCGGGGTTCCGGTCCCGTAGGAGAAAGATCCCGCCCCGAGGTACAGGAACGGGCCGGTGTCCGGGGCGAGGAGGGCCTGCGCCGAGGCGATCGTCGACGTGGACTGCTGAGTGACCGAGATGGTCGGCGCGGTGATCGCGGAGACCGTGTCCGCGGTGGACATGTCAGGCAGGGCGCGGCGGCGCCACCCGTTGGACCAGGCGACGCCCCCGGCCGCGACGGGCGCGGCGACGAGTTCCTGCCCGGCCGTACCGACGCCGAGGCGTGCCACGGTGGCCGCCGCGGTGCCGACGACGAGGTCGCCCTTGGTGGTGACGGTCGATTTGGGCAGGATGTCGCCGGTCTGCCCGGCGAGCGTGGCGACCTGCCCGGCCAGGGTGGTGACCTGGGTGCCGAGGTCGGTCGCGGTCAGGATGGTGCGCCGGCCGAAGCCGAAGTCGACGTAGAGGCTGGTGACGTTGTCGGGGCCGTAGAACGCGATGGCCCCGTTGGAGTCGGCGGTGACCTGGGTGACGGCGCTCATGGCCGTGTCGGTCAGGTCGGTGTACTGGGTGCCCTCGACGGGGGCGTCCCAGACGGTGCCGACGGCTCCGGGGCGAAGGACGAGCTGGCTGCCGACCTTCTCCATGGCGTAGTCGGCGGGGCTGCCGCCGAACAGGTGTCTCACGGGTGTCTCCTTGCGTGGTGGTCGGGCCTGGGCGGGGCCGTCAGACGGTCCAGTAGGAGCCGTCGATGGTCAGGAGGTCGCCCGTACGGATGTCGAAGGGGGAGTTAGTGAAGAGGCTGAAGGCGTTGGGGACGGAGCCGCTCGAGGTGCCGTAGCGCAGCGCGCCGATCCGGGTCTGGGAGTCGGCGGGCAGGACCATGCCGACGCCGACGGCGGAGCCTTCACCGTTGCCGGACAGGAACTGCCAGCTGAACAGGGACCGGTGGGAGTTCACGGCGGGCAGGCCGGGCGGGAGGCTGACGGTGATGGCGTCGTTGTACTGCGGCGGGTTCGCGGCCGGGGAGAGCTGGATCGTCACGGAGACCCGCTTGCCGACGGCCTGGTAGCGGCCGTAGTTGATGGCGCTCGCACCCCAGTTGATGACGGTGCTTCCGGCGGTCCACTGCGGGGTGTACTCGGCGTCCTCGACGCCGGCTGCGGCGAGGAACTTCCAGCCGGCGCCGTCGCCCATGTACAGCTTGTTCTCCTCGGCGAGGAGGGCGTGCTTGAGGCTGGGCGGGCGGCTGCCGGGGATGGAGGGGATGACGCTGAGGGTGGACAGGTAGCGGCGGTCGGCCACGTTGGCGGCGGTGACGACGCTGGAGCCCGCGGCGACGGTGCACTGGGCCAGGGGGATCTCCCACACCCCGGCCTCGTCCTGGGTGAGCGGAGGCGGTGTCGCTCCGCCGGTCTTGTACTGGGCGGTGACACTGTTCGCGGTCTGGTCGGCGCGCAGGACGACGAGGTCGAGGCGCGCGGCGCCTCCGGCGTTGGCGGTCACGCTCAGGTTTTTGGTGGCGTCCAGGTCGTAGTAGAACCCGTTGACGAACGCCCGCCCGGGCGCGACGGCGACGGTCGTGGTGCCGGAGGCGGTGACCTTCAGCGCTGTCGCGGTCTGGTCGGTGGCGTGGACGCCGTCGCCTCCCCAGCGGCGCGCCATGCGGGACCACTGGAGCTCGGTAGCGACGGGGCTCCCGTCGAACGGGGCGGAGAACTCAGCCATGGGTCAGGCCGCCTTTCGGGTTTTCAGGCGCCCGATGTCCTTCTTGACCTGGGCGATGTAGGCGTAGAGCCGGGCGACGGTGCTGGTGCCAGTGGAGTCGCCGCCGACCGTGGCGGTGACCTTCGTCCCCTCTGCTGCGGTGCAGGTGAGGGTGACCTCGCGGACGACGTCCGTGTACCAGGAGCCGCGCACGTCAGCGGCGACGGTGTCCCCGACCTGGTAGTCGCGGCCGTAGCGCAGCTGCGGAATGTCGATGGGCGACAGGGACAGCGACCCTTGCCCGGCGCCGGAGGCGAGGGCTTCGGCGCCGGCCTGGGTCATCTGTGCGGCCAGGTCGACGCTCGCGGTGTCCACGCTGGTGAGGTCGACGAACTGCTCGAGGACCAGTCCGGGGAACAGCGGGTCGGTGCGGTCGTAGGTCGCGCACACGCGTGGGGAGCTGCCGCCGCCGGCGACGACGATGGCGCGGGTGCAGGTGGGGGGCGTGGTGGTGTAGGAGACGCCGGTGAGGTTCCCGAGCCGGAACGCGAACCGGGCGGTGTCGGAACGGTCGGTGGGCTCGTACACCTGGAACTGCAGGGCGGCGCCGACCTGGACAACACGGAACCCGAGACCGGCGGCGTTGGCGATATCGGCGAGGACCGTCAGGAGGTTGTCGAACTGATTGACCTCGCGGGTGACGGCCGGTCCTGCGGCGGTGTCCGGGGCAAGGGTCAGCAGCGGGTTCTTCCGGGCGGCCAGAGCGCTCGGCCCGGCATTGACGTCGACGAGCTGCCGCATGGCGGTCTCCGCGTTGATGGCCGTCAACTTGTAGACGGAGGCCGTCTGGGAGCCGATCGCCGCGGCCGGGCTGGGCCAGCACGTGTACTGCCCCAGGACGCTGGTGTCGTCGACGCCGCCGACGGTGAGCTTGCCCGAGCCGCCGTCGCCGGCCGACCGAGACCAGTCGACGGTCCGGATCGGGCCCGAGGTGATGGTCTCCCCGGTGGCCGTACGGATGATCAGCCCGTTGCCCTCGACGAGGAGGATGGCGCTGGCGGCGTCGGCGGAGATCTCCAGCGTGAACGCGCCGACCGCGTTGTAGCGGGGCAGGACATTCAGCGAGGTGTAGTCGTCGATCTGCCCGATCCGCTGCAGGGCGCTGTCGCGGACGTACACGCGCAGCGTGTTGTCGGTCATGGGGATCCTCCTTTCAGGCGGCCAGGTAGCGGGGCTGGTAGCTCATGCGGACGCGAGTGGCGGACGTGGAGCCGGTGACGGTCAGAGACAGGTCGTTGATGCCGGGCTGCAGCGCCCACATGGCGGAGGAGTCGGACAGGGCGCCCCACAGGTTCGTGGCCCCGTTCTTCAGTGCGGTCTGCTGCCGCTCGCGGGTGTCGAGGACGACGGTGTCGCCCAGGGTGAGGGTGTGGGTGAGGACGAGGACTTCGCCGGTGGTCAGGTTGGTGAGGCTCACCGCGGTAGCGGGGCCGGTGATCGTCCACACCGGGTGGGCGTCGTCGTCGCCGTCGTTGTCGACCGTCGCCGCGCCCAACACCTGGGAGTTGCCCACGGCGAGCGGCAGCAGGGGAAAGAACGTGCTCGAGACCTCGGTGCGCCACTCGGTGGTGAGGGTGGCGCCCAGCCAGAACGGGCTCGGGCAGGCGAACGTGAGGACGCCCGTGCACCAGCGGGCCCCGGCGGCGTCCCTCGACTCGTCGCCCTCGAGACCGGCGCTGTAGCAGGCGCTGATGGTGCGGGCGGTGCCGTCTGACTGGGTGACGGTCAGCGTGCCCAGCCCCCGCTTGGGGTTGAGGGAGCGGATCAGGGTCCGCCGGCGGGAGAGGTAGGCGGCGCGGGAGTCGTCGGCCCAGAACGCGATCGGCAGGGCGATCTCCTTGCCGGTGGCGCGGACCTGGCGGATGGCGTAGCCGTCGATGCCCGGGGACTCGTCCTGGGAGAACTGGAAGACGGGCATGTCCAAGCCCTTGGCGCCGGGCTGCAGAACCCAGCCCTTGTCCCAGTCGGAAAAGTTCGTCACCGCGCCCGCTGGGTCGGTGAACGAGATGGTGGGCATCTCGTTGATGCGGGTGGGCCACGGCACCAGCGGGATGGTCGGCTGCTCGGGGTCGGTGAGGGTGGGGGGTACGAGGATGGGCACGGTCAGACCCCCATGACGACGGGCCGGTGCAGGGCGTCCTCAAGGGACAGGGCGGCGAGGATGGATGCGCGCGATGCCTGCTCGCGGACGGTGGCGTTGTAGTGCAGGTGCCGGTCGCCGACGGTGGTCGACGAGGAGGCGTTGTTCTCGATGCGGGACATGGTGGCGGCCGCCGTGCCGCGGACCAGGGCCGCCATCTGGGCGGTGGACGCGGCGGCTTCCGGGGTGGCCTGGCGGATGCCCTGGGCGAAGCCGGCGACGGTGAAGCGGCCGATCTCGGCGAACACCCGGGAGGGGGACTTGATTTTCAGAGCGTCCTTGATCGCCTTCTGGATCTTCTTCGCGAGTGCCGACATTGCCGTGTTGATGGACTGCTCCTGGGCCTTCAGCCCGGCAAGGTAGCCCTTGCCGGACTGGGCGCCCGCGTCGTACATGGCGTCCGCTGCGTCCTGCCCGTACTGGGCGGAGGCCTTGCCCAGGGCGTCCTGTGTGGCGTTGATCTGCTTCAGCTGCGCCGGGGTCGCGTCGACGAGGGCCTTGGCGTACGCGGCGCCCTGGTCGGGTCCTGCGGCGATGATCTGCTGCAGCAGCGCCTTGGACAGGCCCCGTGCGGCGAGGGTCTGCAGGTTCTTCCCGAACGTCTTCAGCTGCCCGAGGCGGACGTTCAGACCGGACAGGATCCCTGCGGCGTCGAAGGTGTTCCCGCCGGTGGGCAGCGACGTCATCTGCGTGAACTGGCCGGCCTGTGCGGTGGAGTCCGCGGCGAGCTGGTTCGCTGCGGCGATCTTCGCGGCGATCTGGTCACGCGACTTCGCAAGGTTCTGCAGCTGCGTGTTCGCGGTCTTCAGTTTGGTGAGCAGCTTCTCGTCGAGGGTCGTGTAGACGCCCTTGAAGCTGTTCTTGATCGCGGTGGCGACCTTGTCCATGGCCGCCTTGATCTGGGCGGCGGTGCCGGTGAGCTGCTTGAGGAAGTCCGCGCCGACCGCTGCGCCGATGGGACCGGTGCTGATCTTCTTGCCGCCGATCGTGATGACGCCGCCGGTGGCGTACCCGCGGCCGCGGTGGATGCGGGTGCCGCCGATCAGGCCGCCTCGGGCGTATCCGCCGGGCCGGTCATAAGCCCGCGACAGGGAGCCGTATCGGGCGAGCGCGTACTTCATGGAGGCGTAGATGTTGGCGAGCGGGTCGACGGAGACGCCGTACATGAAGGGGCCGGTGTTGCGGTACGGGCCGGCGTGGGCGCGGAAGGTGTCGCGGATGACCTGCATGAGGCCGACCGAGGGGTATCCGGCCTTGGCGTTGGAGTCCCACAGGTTGACCGCGCGCGGGTTGCCGCCGGACTCCTGGTTCATGCGGCGCAGGGTGGTGTTGACCAGGCCGAGGGACTGGTGGACCTGGCCGAGGGCCTGCTGGACGACGCCGCGCCAGCGCTGCACGCCGCTGCCGCCGTCCCCGCCGCTGGTGGGGCCGGTGAGGTAGCTCATCGGGTCCACGCTCTTGCCGTTCAGGCGGGCTTCGAGGTGGAGGTGGGGGCCGGTGACGTTGCCGGTGGCTCCGACGGCGCCGATCCGGGCGCCCTGCTTGACGCCTGCGCCGACGCGGGCGGCGATGGACGACATGTGCGCGTACAGGGACTGCAGGCCGCCGCCGTGGGAGAGGAGTACGTGCTGGCCGTAGGGTCCGCCTGAGGTGGCTTGCTGCACGGTGCCGTTGTCGACGGCGAGGATCTTCGTGCCGGTGGCGGCGGGGAAGTCCAGGCCGGTGTGCCGGCCGGAGGACCACATGCGGCCCTTCACTCCGAACTTCGTGCCGAAGGGGGCGTTGACGGGCTTGAGCCAGCGGCCGGTGGACTCGGGGACGTCTTTGCCGCGGATGTAGTCGATGGCCCGGTCGATCAGGTGCAGGGGTGCGGCCGCGACCATCCCGGGCCAGGTGCCGCGCTTGTTGCCGAGGGCCTTGTTGATGCCGGACTTGATGGGCTTGAACGCCTGCTCGGCGACGTCGGCGAGCCCGCCGCGTACGGCGCCGGCACCCTTCTTCAGGGCGCTGCCGACACTGTCGGCGATCCCGGACCCGATCGAGGTCAGGGAGCCGATGATGCCGCCCTCGGCGAACCCGTACTGGGCGCGGACAACGGCGGGGTTCTGGCCGCGGATCGCGGCCTGGTTCATCGCGTAGAGGCGCTGGCGCTCGTAGGGGTCGGCCATCACCTCGGAGACGTAGACGCCTTCGCCGCGGCGCATGGGGACGAGCTGGTCGTCGCCGTCGCGCCAGGTGGACCAGCCGGGCAGGATGCCGCCGCGGGCGAAGCCCTTCGGTAGCGGCATCGGCTTCATGTCGGGGAGGCCGGGGATCTTGCCTGCGGTGGCGTTCCAGACCTGGACCAGGCCCTTGTTGTACACCGTCTCCACGAAGAATTTCACGGGGCTGGAGACGAGCTTCTTCAGCCCGCTCCACACGGTCCCGATGCCGTCGCGGAGCAGCCCGAACGCGGTCTTGAGGCTGGTGGCGAACTTGTCGAACCCGGCCTTGACCAGGCCCCAGGTGGTGGAGGCGATGGAGCGGACCTTGCCCCACAGTGCGTCCCAGATCCGGACGGTGTCGTTCTTCAGGTTGGTGAACCAGCCGACGACACCGCCCACAATCCTGGCGACGAGGTCGCCGAGCCAGCGCCACAGCCGGCGGAACCATTCGACGGTTCCGTTGACGATGTCGGGGATGATCGAATGCCCCAGCAGCACGTCCCACAGCCACATGAACTTCTCGACGACCCACTTCACCGCCGCGGTGCAGGCGTCGACGAACGTGGTGAACCAGCCGATGACCGTGGTGAAGATGGGCACCAGGTGTTCGATCGCCTTGGCCAGGACGCCGGTGAGGAGCGTCGCCAGGCCGACGATGAGCGGCATCAGCGGGATGAGGATCTGCACGGCCAGGTTCAGCAGCGACAGGGTCAGCTGCGTGAGCGGCGGGAACAGCGGCATCAGGGCCTGCAGCAGCGGCGGGAACAGCGGCGCGAGGTCGGCGAGGAGCTGCCCGATCAGGCCCACGGCCGGCAGCAGCGCCAGGATGACCGGCCGCAGCCCGGTCACGGCCGCCTGGAGGACGGTGGTGAGGATTTCCCCGACGACGGTGAACACCGGGGCGAGCGCGGTGACGATCTCGGCGATCAGGTCGCCGATGGGCTGCAGCAGCGGCAGCAGGGTGGTGACGAGGTCGGTCAGGACACTGCCGACGGTGGTGATGATCGGCAGCAGCGCGGTGATGATCGGGCCCAGCGCGGTACCAAGCTGCCTGAACAGCTCCGCGAAGACCGGGCCGAGCTGTTCGGCGAGCTGCACGATGACCGGGGACAGCGCGGCCAGCAGCGGCAGGATCGCCTGAAGCGCTGCGCCCAGGACCCCGACGAACAGTTTCGCGACCGCGTTGAGGGCCTTGAAGATCTCCGTGAGGGTGGCCTGCACCTCCGGCAGCTCGATGATGCGGCGCAGTTCGGCGATGGCGACACCGATCGTGCCGAAGAAGTCCCCTCCGGCCGCTCCGGCGGCGCGGAAGATGCCGGCGATGATGCCGCCGAGGTCCCCGAGGACTTTCCCGAACGCGATGGCGACGTCGAGGGCCGTGTTGATGGTCTCGGTGAGGCTGCCGTCCGCGAGGCCCGCGGACAGCTTCTCCATGACGCGGTCCATGGCGCCGGCCAGACCGGTCGTCATCCGGTTGAACGCGGGCTGCGCGGCGATGGACAACTGCGCCAGGCCGGTCACCATCTGGCCGGGCAGGCGGGAGAGGTTGCGCAGTGACTGGGTGGCGCCGTCGAAGACGCTCTTGAGCTGTCCGGTCTTCTGCAGGTTCGACACGGCGGTCAGGGCGTTTTTACCCATCGCGTTCAGCTCGCCCGCGGCGCCGACCAGGCCCTGACGGACGGTGGGCAGGATCTGCGCCCCGACCTGCCCCAGGCGGGTCCCGAGGTCGGCGAACAGGCTGTCCTGGACGTCGAGGCGCATGCTCCGCCAGGCGGGGGCCATGGCCTGGAGCTGGGTGACGAAAGCCCGCGCGTTCGGGGACAGTTTCGCCATCGCCGTGTCCAGGGCGCTGGTCTGCGTGGCCGCGGCCTGCTGGGCGTCTGCGACGCTGCGCACCGCGTCGGCCACGGCCATGTGCGCGTCGGCTATCTGGCGTTGCCCGTCGACTTGGGCCTTGGTGACCTCGAGCTGTGCTTCGGCGAGCGCGCGCTGGCGGTCTGCGACGTTCTGCTCGGCGGCGGCCATCTGCTGCTTGGCCCGGCCTACGGCCGCGCTGCCGTCGATGCCGGCCTTGGTCGCGGCGGCGGTGTCCTTCTGTAGGCGGCTCAGCTCGACGCGCTGCGTCTGCAGGGACTGCACGGCCCGGTCGCGGGACAGTTCCGCCTGCTGGATCTGCAGCTGGGTGGCGGCCGGGTCGGTGCGGACCCGGGTGAGGTCTTCCTCGGCCTGCTGCAGCGACAGGGTCGCTTCCCGCTCGGAGAGGCGTCCGTCGGCGAGGCGGTTGTTCATGTCCTGCAGGTCGCGTGCGGCCTCGCGGCGGGCGGCGCTGAGGTCCATCTGGGCCTGGCGGGCGTCGCGCTGCGCGGAGCTCAGGTCCCGTTCGGCGTCGGCGACCTGCCGCTGCGCCTGCCGGACCCGTTCAGCGGCCTGGACCTGGGCGTCCTGCAGGGAGCGCTGGGCGCGGGCGAGGGAGCGTTGGGCGTTCTCCACCGCGCGGGTCGCGGACGCGGCCTTCGATGCTTCACCCGCTGCGGGCTCGAACGCGGCCTTGATGGCGTCGCCGACGCCCTTGGTGCCGACCTTGATGGCGGCGAACGCGGTGACCAGTGTCGTGATCGCGGGCGCGGCGGTGGCGGCGAGCGGGCCGAGTTGCGCGATGGCGGAGCCCAGGGAGGCGATGGTGGGCAGGGCGGCGAGCGTGGCAGCGGTGAGGGCGAGGACCCGCTTGGACAGCAGGCTGAGGCCCACTCCCCCGCCGCCGCTGCTGCCGAGGGTGGACAGGCCGCCGGTGAGGGCGGCGAGACCGATGCTGCGGACGCGGACGTTGACGGTGCGGTCGCGGGTGAGGAACCGCAGGGCGGTGTCGGCGGCGGCCGTGTCGGCACGGGCCGCGATCGTGACCTGGCGGCGCCGTGTGAGGTTGGCGAGGTCGTTCGCGGCGACGCGGGTGTCGACGTCGGCCCCGATTCGGACGTGGCGCCGCTGAATCAGGTTGCGGATGTCTTGGGCGGCGACGCGGGTGTCGACCGTCGCGCGGATGCTGACGACGCGGTCCGCGGTGAGGCGGTCGAGCTGCCGCTGCGCGGTGAGGTACGCCGCCTGCTGGATCTTGGGGAGGATGTGGACGGTCTGCTGACCGGACAGGGCGCCGAGTTTCGTCTTGGCGGCGGTGTCGTCGACGTCGGCGACGATTTTCACCGTGCGGTCGCGGGTGAGCCGGGTCAGGCCGGCGGTGGCGGCCTTGTCGTCGAGCTCGGCCGTGATTTTGACCGTGCGGTCCTTGGTCAGTTTCTGCAGGGCGGCGCTGGTGGCCCTGTCGTCGAGGACCGTCTTGATCCGCACACCGATCGGCTTGGCGAGCTTCTTGGAGATCGCGTTACGGATGGTGTCGCCGGCGAGGTCACCGGCGGCGCGTGCGGGTTCGCGGATCGCGGAGGGCAGCTCGACGCGGAGCCGGTCGCCGAACTGGCTCACGTCCGGGATGAGTGTGACCCGGGTGGAGCCGACGACGCTGGCTTCTGCCATGGCTGCCCTCCCCTCCTACTGCTGCTGTGCGTTCTCGAGTTCGCGGAGCTTGTTCATCCAGTGGTCGATCTCGGCCTGCCGCTGGACGGCGTCGGCCGGTGCCCGCTGGGGGCGTACCGGTCCAGCACTGCCTTGTTGCGGGCTGCGCGGGCCTCTTCGATCGCGAGGCGCCGCTCGTCCGCTTCGAGCTGAGGCGGTTCGACCGGGGTCATCTCGGGCGGGTCGCCCTTGAGGTGGGCCCGCCACAGGGTGGTCGCGATGAGTTGCAGCAGGTTCACCTCGGTCGCCTGCAGGTAGGTGCCCTGGGACCATCGGTGGCCGGTGTGGTCGCCTGCTGCGGCGGCCTTGGTGGCGGAGTCCTCGGGCAGGGCCGTGACCAGGTCGCGTAGCTCGGACCAGGTCATCGACCCCTCCCCCCAGGACATGGCCCAGAACTCCGCTAGGCGGCGTCCTGGGTAGTAGCGCTGTAGGTCGGCGCGGAGGGCTCCGGAGTGCTCGTGGAGGAGCTGGAGGAGCCAGAGTCTTCCCCCGGCTCGGTGCCCGCCTCCTGGTCGAGCTCGTCGATGAGTGCCTTCAGCTCACCCACGGTCAGCTGGGCCACGGTGACGAGGTCATCAAACGCCTCGGGCGGGGACGCGACCCGCTTGAGGACATCGAGGTTGGTGCCGTCGCCGTCCTGCTCGACAGCGCGGACGATGTCGACGGGCCAGTAGTCCTGGGTGAGAAAGGAGCAAATGCGTTCCTCGGTGGTCTCCGGCAGCTGGCCAGGGACGTCGAAGACGACGTCGACCCACTTCACGCCGGCGGCCTGCGCGATCTGGGCGCGCATCTGCTGCAGACGGATGATCTTCCGGTTCGGCTTGGACACGGGACGGCTCTTTTCTGGGCTGGGGGCTTGCGGGCGGGGGCTGAGAAGGAGGAGTGGTGGCCTGCTCGCGCCGCCCCCGCCCAGGGATGTGAGCGCGAGCAGGCCACCGGCTACGGGGCCTCTACGGGGAGGGTGACGTTGGTGATGAACCGCTGGACGGCCTGGCCGCCGTTGGGGGCGGCGAGCGGCTTGAAAGTCAGCTCGAAGCTGGAGGCGTCGTCCGCGGAACGCTTGCGGTTGCCGCGGTCGGACACGTCGACGCGGGCGATCATGATGCGCTCGATGTCGTCGCTTTCGATGATGTCGATGCCGAGGGCCCGCTCGATACCGGGGGAGGCCTGGCCGGTGCCGAAGCTGATGAAGCCGGGGTTGCCGCTGGTGGCCGCGGTCGCGGTCATGTCGTCGGCGAGGACCGCGTAGTACAGCTGGAGCAGCTCGGCGTTGGTCTCCAGGAACGTCAGCTTGAACGAGCCGTCGCGGGACTTCACCCGGGTCTTGACGGGTGCTTCCTCACCCCAGGCGGGGATCTCGGTGCGGTCCTCGCCCAGGGCCTCCTCGAGGCCGTCGGGGTGCATGTAGCCGAGGTCGACCCACCCAGTCCCCCAGGCCACGAACGGGCTGGCGGGGAAGGTGGTGCCGACGGGCCCGACGTAGGCGCGGCCCTTGACGCCAATCTTGATCTGGTCTGCGTTGCCCACGACGGGCCTCCTAGCTGGTCGATCGGGGTGGGCGAACGCTCATCCCCAGGGTCATGCCGACGCGGCGGACACCGGTGTTGGGTTCCTCCGGGCGGTCTTGCGGGCCGGTCTCCTCCGAGACGCTGGTGACGATCCCGTCGCTGGTGGCCTGGCCGGGCAGCAGCTCCCATTCGCCGCGGACCTTCAGCGCGAGCCGCATCGCTGCGCCGAGGTTCGGGGTGGCGGTGGCGTAGCAGTCGACGGAAAACCGGGGCTGGTCGATGGCCGAGCCGTCGGCCCAGCCGCGTAGTCCTGCGGTGCCGCCGATACGCAGGACGCGTACGAGGGGCAGTGCGCTGTCGAACGCTGCGGCGTCGGGGAGTTCGCCGACGACGGTGGCGCTGGTACGAGGGTGGCCTGCAGCAGGTCGATGGCGATCTGCTTGGCGTCGGGGAGTACGACCGGCGTGGTCACGGGTCTCAGGCCTGCTTGGTGGTGCTGGTCTTGGCGGGCGGCGGGGTCTTCTGGGCGCCGGTGTCCGCGGTCTCGTCGGCCTTGGTCGGCGGGACGTCGTCGACGAGTTCGGCGAACCCGTACCAGGAGCGGACTTCGTCGCGGCGGACCTTGACGGTGTCGCCGGGCTTCTTGCCCTTGTGCCAGAAAGTCAGCTTGAGCGTGACCAGGTCGGCGGGGTCGTTGGCCATCAGTGGTCGCCTCCTGCGGCGTCGAGGGCGGTGGAGAGGGTGTAGTGGGGGCGGTGGATGGCCCGGCCGTGGCGGTCGGTCTGGCGGGTGCCGTGCTCGACGTATTCGGCGTAGTGCACGTTGGCCTCGACGGAGATCTCGCCGTTGGGGCCGGGCTGCTCCACTCGGTGGATGGACTCCGCGTAGCGGCCGGTGAGCCGGGGGGCGATGGCCTGGGCGACGTCGACGACCTGGTCCATGCGGCTCTCGAGGTCGGCGCGCACCTGGGGTCGTGGATGAGTCCCTGGATTGCGTCGTGGTCGATGTCGACGTGGATGGTGACTTCGGTGCTCACGCTCCGCTCACCTCCAGCAGGGCGATGGTCTGACCCGACAGCGGGCCGGCGCCTTCGGCGTGGGCGGGGACGCCGTCGACGTCCCACGTCCGCCCGTCCCACTCGATCCGCATGGCCTCGGTGACGGTGAGGGCCCGCGGAGGCATGAGAAGCAGGGCGCGGGTGGTGGTCTGGTCTCCGGCCTGCCGGGTGCGGGCGTTGGAGGTGTAGTCGACGGTGCAGCCCGCAACGCTGGTGGCGGTGGCCTGGTCCCAGTCGCGGACGGTGGTGCCGTAGTCGCCTGCGACGAGGGGCGCTTGGAGGACGGTGACGGACTGGCGTCCGATGTGGCCCGGCATCAGCCCACCACCAGCGGCCACATGGTGAGCAGACCGGAGGCGCGCAGCACGACCGCGGCCTGCGGGGCGATCGTGGGTGCGGCGCCTGCTCCGGTGCCTACTGTGCGGCGGGTGAACGAGCGGGATCCGGCGGACATGGACTGCAGGTCGTTGGTCGCGCCGGTCTCGTCGTCGCGGTCCATCATCCAGTGGACCTGCCGGACGCACGCCTTGCGGAGCACGTCCTGGACGGCCGGGTTGGCGGGGTCGTACGTGGCGCCGGTCAGGGCAAGGGTCAGCGCGTCCGTCGCCTCTTCGAGGAGGCGTGCGGCGTGTGCCGGGGCGGGCTCGGGGGTGAGCCAGTCTTCCAGGTCGCTGACCGACGCGTACGTCACGACTCCTCCCCCTCCGTCTCGGTCTCGGTCTCGCGGGCGTCTTCGACGACCTGCGCGTAGTCCTGGCACTCGGCCTTGGTGGCGGTCTTGGCCTCGTCGGGGTCCATGCCGAGGGCGATGGCGTGGGCGCGCCAGTCGGCGACGGGCGCGTTCTTGGCCGGCGCCTCGGCGAGGGGCTCCACCGGGAGGGTCGGGTCTTCGGTGGGGACCGGGGCGGGCTGGCCTTCGCCGAGCGCGTCCTCGTGAGCGGTGACCCACTCCTGGATCTGGGTGAGGCTGAGGGTGGCCGCCTGGGAGGAGTTCAGGCCGAGCGCTACGGCGTAGGTGGCCCACTCGTTGGCCGGTGCGTCGTCGTCCGGCTTGGGGCCGGGCGCGCGGCGGTGGGTGCCGACCCGGTTGACGGTGTCGGCCTCGGAGCCGTGCACGACGACGAGGGACTTGTCGCCTGCCTCGACGTCGTCGGCGGGCTTGCCGTTGACGGGGGTGAGGCGTCCGGTGGCGACCTGCTTGGCCATCTCCGGGGACAGCGGGTCGTCGAGAGTCAGCCGTAGGCCGCCGGTGCCGATGTACTCGCGGGCCGCCATGTCAGAACGCCTTCGGGAGCTTGAAGACGGTGATGGTGCCCGTGAAGCCGGACTCGAAGTCGACGTGGAGCCTGGAGCCCTGCTGCTGGAAACGGGCGGAGGTGAACGGGCCGACGAACTCCTTGCCGGTGTTCGCGGCGACGGAGACGGTGAGGTCGCCCTGGCCGGCCATCCACGACTGGGAGCCGGTGCCGGTGCGGACGATGACGTTCTTCGCGCCGGTCGCCGAGTTCGTGACGCGCAGGACGGTGCGCTCGGGGTCGACGCCGTTGATGACGACACCGTTGGTGACGAGGGTGGCGTCGATGGTGGTGCCGGCCACGTCGGTCGTGCGGCCGTTGGGGGTGAGAGCCGTGTAGGTGACGGCGGTACGGGGCATGGGGACGCTCCTGGGTCAGAGGCGGGCTCGGCGGGGACGGGTTACGCGGGGTCGATGAACGCGACCGCGATACCGGTGGGGCGCAGGAGCTTCGCTCCGTAGACGTGCAGGCCTCGGATCGCGTCGGCGATCGTGCTCTGCAGGCGCAGCGCCTCGGTCTCCAGGATCTGCTCGGCGTAGGTGATGGCCCCGGGGTAGCCGGCCTGGACGACCTGGATGTCGCCGGTCGGGTTCGGGGTGTTGTTGGACTCGAGGATGTCGAATCCGGCGGCGCGCCCGACCATGCCGTTGCGCAGGGCTTCGCTGGTGCCGGAGGCGTCGACGCGGACGAACCGGTCGTCGGACAGGAGGGAGCCGACGAACTCCGGGGAGCCGACGACGTAGCGGCCTTCGGTGGGGACGTTGGCCCGGTTCAGCTTGGTCCGCAGGGGGACGAGGACCTTGTTGTACGCGTCGGTGGGGGTGGAGTAGGTGTTGATCGGGGAGCCGGTGGAGCCGATGGTGTTGGCGGCGGCGACGCCGGTGTAGAGGCTGGCGACGTAGGCGTCGGCCTTGTCGCGCAGGCCGTAGGCCGCGTTCTGTGCCATCTGCGCCATCGGGTTGAGCAGGGCCTGGGCCTTGTCGACGTCGTCGAGCTTGAACGCGAACGCCTTGCCCTGATCGATGATCAGGTCGGTGCCCGCAGTCTCGACGTCCTCGTAGTTGAGGGTGTCGCCCGCGTCGTAGTCGAAGATCGTCGGGTCGCCGATGGTGGTGATGTGCACCGACTGGCCGCGCGAGGTGATCTCGCCTTCGTAGTTGCGGTTGACGAGCTGCGGCTGCGCGTAGATGAGGCTGTTACGCATGGCCGTGAGGAGCTGCGCGGACCAGATCTCCGGCTTGAAGTTGTTGATCGACAAGGTGGGCTCCTAGTGCCTACCGGCCGCCCAGGTAGGACGTGAGACGTCCATCGCTTACGGCCTTGGTGATCTCTTCGGGTGTCATCCGCGCCACGTCCTCCGCGCCGAGCTGCCGCTTCCCGCCGGGTGTTCCGCCCATCGGCGCCCCGCCCGCGGGGACTGCGGGCTTGGGGTCGGCCGGCTTGTGGGCGGCGAGCTTGGGGTTCGCCTCGACCGCGTCCTTGACGGCCTTTGCCACGTCCGCGTCGAACGTGCTCGAGGTGGGGTCGAGCTGGGCGATGGCCTTGGCGAAGCCCCGGGAGTCCAGGAGGGCGTCCGGGTCGCCGCCGTGCTTGCCTGCGGTCTTGTAGACGGCGAGCTCTACCTGCGTCTGGCGGGCGGTGTCCTCGGACGCCTTGGTCCGGGCCTGCTCGTCCGCGAGCTGCTTGGCGAGTTCCTCGGGGGTGGGCGGCTTGCCCTCGTCGGTTTCGAGGCCGAACGCGGCAGCGACCTTCTTCATCAGGTCGGCTTGCTGCTTCTCGGCTTTCTGCTCCGCTTCCTGACGCTTGGCCTTCTCGGCCTCGACGTCGCTGCGGAGGTTTTCGACGAGCTTGCCGAACTTGACCGGGTCGAAGTCGCCCTCGAACTTGGGCGCCTTGGCCTTGGGTTCGGTGGGCTTGTCCGGGTTCGGGGTGGGCTCGGCAGGTGTGGCGGGGGGTGTGGCGGGTGCGGCCGGCTCGGTGGGAGCCGGTGCGGGGTGCTGCTCCTGTGGCGGGGTGCCGGGCTGGGTGCTCGGGTCCGTCGTGGTGGTGCCGGGCTGGGCGGGGGTCGACATCTCGGGCCTCCTTGGGCTGCCTGCGCGTGGGGTGCGGTACCTCGACCGCACACGCGTTGGCATGGATGCTAACCCGTAACTGCGTTCTATGCTGCACAATCAAAGGCGAGAAAGCAATATGACCATGGATTCAAAGAAAGTGGGTGGGTGTGGTGGAGAGCACCAGCGACATCGCCGACCTGGCCCAGCGTCAACCCGCGCAGCTCCGCGCCCTCGAGCAACGCCACGGCGCAGCGGCCGCCCGGCCCCTCTCCCAGCTCCTGGCCGCCGCAGAGACTGACGCCACCCGCCGCTGGATCCTCACCACCCCGGCCAGCGCCCTGCCGGCCCCCACCGAACTCGCCGCCCTCATCGAGCACATCCGGCGCGCACTCACCGCCGCGTTCCACGGGCAAGGCGCGCACGCCATGCGCGAAGCGCAGCTCGCCGCCTACACCGCCGCCTCCCTCGGCCTGCGCTACGCCTCCCAGACGGTGACCCTCTACCGCGGCGTTCCCCCGCCCGGGATCCCCGCAGAGCCCGGCCCGGCCGCCGAACAGGCCGCCGCCGGCATGACCGCCGCGGTGCAGGAAGAACACACCCGGGCCCTGGCGATGCTCACCACCGCCGCGTTGACCGCCCACGGACTCGCCGGACTGAAGGCCGTGTTCTCCCGCGCCCGGCGGGCGGTGTCCCGGATCACCGCCGGGGTCGCGGTCGCGGTGACGTCGGCGGCCGCGCACGCCGCGATCAGCGTGGCCCGTCTCCTCGGCCCGGGGATGCGGCTGGTGTGGGCGGCAGAACCCGGTGCGTGCCCTGCGTGCGCCGCGTACGCCGGCCGTGCGGTGGTGCCCGGCCGGTTCTTCCCCGGCGGGCTGTCCCTGGACTCGGCCCGCACCGTGTTCCTCACCCCTCTGGCCAGTCCGCCGCGGCACCCGCATTGCCGCTGCGTCCTCATCCCGTACCACCCGTCGTGGGTCGCGCACGGCACGCCGCTGCCTGAGCTGCTGCGCCGCCGCGCCCGCGCTGCTCACGCCCCCGCTCCCGCCCGGAGGACCTGATGCCCAAGCCACCGCTCCCTGAGGAGTTCCACGACCAGGTCCGTGAGCTGCATGCCCTGGGGTACGGCCGGAACCGGATCGCCCGCGAGATAAATCAGGCGCCGGTGATGGTGTCGCGGACGGCCGAGTACCTGGGGCTGACGTTCGACCGCTCAAGGATCGAGGCGGCGACGAAAGCCCGGCTGGCCGACCTCGCGGAGCGCAGGACGATGCTCGCCGAAGACCTGCTGAGCGACGCGGAAAAGCTCCGGGCGCAGATGTGGGAGCCGACGACCGTGTACTCCTTCGGCGGCAAGGACAACACCTACGAGGACCACACCTTCGACGAGGCGCCGGCGGCGGAGAAGCGGGCGCTGATGGCGACGGCCGCGACCGCGATCGACCGGCTGCTCAAGCTCGTACCGGCCGAGGATGCGACCAACCTGGACCAGGCCAAGAGCATGCTCGGCTCGCTGGGTGACGCGCTGACGGCGTTCTCGAGAGCGCAGGACGAGCAGGAGGACACCGCTGGGGAGCCGCTGGGCGGCGAGGGCCGGGCGTGAGCGTGCTGGAGGCGATGCCTCTGTCCCGGAAGCAGATCAGGTCTGTCGCGGAGGCGACGACGAAGATCTCCTGCTGGGAAGGCGCGATCCGGTCGGGGAAGACGATCGCGTCGCTGCTGAAGTGGCTGATCTTCGTGGCGCAGGCGCCGACGACCGGTGAACTCGTCATCGTCGGGAAGACGTCGCAGACCATCCACCGCAACCTGTTCATGCCGCTGCAGAACCCCGCCCTGTTCGGGGACATGACCAAGCTCATCCACTACACGCCCGGTGCGCCGACGGCGACGATCCTGGGCCGCACCGTGCACGTCATCGGCGCCAACGACTCCAAGAGCGAGCCGAAGATCCGAGGCATGACGGTGTGCGGGGCGTACGTCGATGAGGTCACTCTGGTGCCGCAGGTGTTCTTCGAGCAGCTCCTGGGCCGCATGAGCGTGCGGGGGGCGCAGCTGTTCTGCACCACCAACCCGGACAATCCGGCGCACTGGTTCATGCGGGACTGGCTGTCGCAGGAGGGCCGTAAGCCGATCCGCCGGTTCTCGTTCACGATCGACGACAACCCTTTCCTCGACCCCGAGTACGTCGCCGACATGAAGGCGTCGCACGAGGGCCTGTTCTACCGGCGGTTCATCCTCGGGGAGTGGGTCGCGGCCGAAGGTGCGATCTACGACGCGTGGAGCCGGGAGCGGCACATCGTCACCGCGCTGCCGAAGGCCGGGATCCACAAGTGGATCAGCCTGGGCGTCGACTATGGCACGTCGAACCCTTTCCACGCCGTCCTCCTCGGCCTGGGTGCGGACCGCAAGCTGTATGCGGCGGCGGAGTGGCGCTACGAAGCCCGGCAGACCCGCCGTCAGCTCACCGACACCGAGTACAGCGAGCGGCTGCGGGCGTGGCTGGCGGACGTTCCCGGTGTCGGGCCGGTCCGGCCGCAGTTCATCACCGTCGACCCGTCGGCGGCGTCGTTCTCGGCGCAGCTGCACCGCGACAAGCTGAAGCCGACGCCGGCGAAGAACGACGTCATGGACGGCATCCGTACCGTCTCGTCGCTGATCGCCGCGAACAAGCTCCTGGTCCTCGACTCGTGCAAGGCGCTGATCACGGAGATCGGCGGCTACTCGTGGGACGACAAGGCCGCCGCTCGCGGCGAGGACAAGCCGATCAAGGTTGCTGACCACGGTGTCGACGCGCTGCGGTACGGCATCTACACCACCCGAGCCCTGTGGCAGCGGCATCTCGCGCTCGCCGCATAACCCCTGTTCGTAACGAAGTGGAGTGATCGTCATGCCGCTGCCGCCGTCCGGGAAGACCCCGTGGCCGCCGGTCCAGTTCACCGAGCCGTTCGCCGACATCGACGTGTGGCGTGCCTGGTACACGGGTGACACCGGGCACCTGGCGCAGGTGTACGGCGGGCCCGGCACGTACGGGCAGGATCCGCGTGCGCGTGAGTTCTTCGAGCTGAACCGGCCCTCACAGTTCCGGGGCGGGCTCGTCGGCGGCCTGGCGAGGATGTTCTGGGGTGAGCCGGTCACGCCGGGGCAGCCGGCGGCGAAGCTGCACGTGCCGATCGCCGCCGACATTGCCGAGCTGTCGGCGAACCTGCTGTGGGCGGACATCCCGACCGTGTCCGTGGACGGCGACTCCACCGACAAGACGGCGCACGCGGCGACGACGGATCAGATCAAGCGGTACCTCGATGACCGGGGGCACGCCACCCTCCGGGAAGGGTCGGAGACCGCCTCAGCGCTGACCGGGGCGTACGTGCGGGTGGTGTGGGACAAGGCGCTGCGGCCGCGGCCGTGGCTCGACATCCTGGAGCCGGACGCGGTCGTCCCGGAGTGGAAGTGGAACATCCTGTCCGCGGCGACGGTGTGGCGGGAGCTGGAGCCCCTGAACGGTGGCGGGGAGGTGTGGCGGCTGTTGGAGCGTCACGAGCCCGGGAGCATCGAGTACGGCCTGTACAAGGGGAAGGCTGACACTCTCGGCATGATGATGGCCCTGTCGGACCATCCGGAGGCCGAGTACCTGGTGGGCCGGGTCGACGACCAGGGCCGGCAGGACACGGGGATCAGCCGGTTGCTGGTGTCGTACGTGCCGAACGTCGGCCCGTCCCGTATGTGGTCGCATCTGCCGGACGCCAAGCCGTTCGGCCGCTCGGACTTCGCCGGGATCGAACCGTTGATGGGGTCACTGGACGAAGCATGGACGTCGTGGATGCGGGACCTGCGCCTGGGCAAGGCACGGATCATGCTGCCGCAGTCGATGCTGGAGACCGACGGGCCCGGGTCGGGCGGCATGTTCGACCTGGACCGGGAGGTGTTCGTGCAGCTGAACATGCTCGACGAAGGCGCCGGCGCGGCATCCCTCGCGATGAACCAGTTCGACATCCGTGTCGAGGAGCATGAGCGGACGTGCACGGCGCTGCGCCGTCAGATCCTCTCCAGCGCCGGGTACTCCGCCCAGTCTTTCGGGGACGAGGGCACCGTCGCAGTCACGGCAACGGAGGTCGCCGCCCGTAAGGAGGAGTCCCTCACCACCCGGGGCCTGAAAATCCTGTACCAGCGGCCGGCGCTCCTGGAGATCCTCACGACGATGCTGTGGGTCGACGTCACCCACTGCGGCGCGAAAGGCGTCGACCCGACGGTCGAGCTGACCGCGTCGTGGCCGCAGGCTGTGCAGCCGGACCCGGAGGCCACCGCGCGGACCCTGTCGCTGCTGGAGACCGCTGGGGCGATCTCCACGTGGATGAAGGTGAAGACGCTGCACCCGGACTGGGACGACGACGAAGTCAAGGCCGAGGTCGCGCGGATACGGCAGGACAAGCAGTCGGCGAACCCGCTGCCGGCCGGGGACCCGTTCAACACTGGCGGCGGCCAGGCCCCGGACAGCGAGGAAGACGACACCGACAGCGCGGACGCCCAGGACGACAGCCTGGAGGAGCAGGGGGATGCAGTGGCGGCGTGAGCGGAACAATGAGGCCATGACCGACACCCCTGCCCTGACACGATTCCTCAACGACCGCCTCGACGACGACGAGCAGATCGCCCGCGCAGCGACGCAGGGCGAGTGGGTGTGGAGCCGAGAGTTCGTGACACCGCCCGGCTACCACCACCGCACCGTCGGACCGCTGGAACCGGGCGACGCCGCGTTCATCGCCCACCAGCACCCCGCGCGGGTGCTGGCCGAGGTCGACGCCAAGCGGCGGCTGGTCGAGGCTTCGGCTGTCGATTGTCCGCCTGCCTGCGGCAGGCGGAGCGAGCATTCGTTCAGTGGATCCTGCGCCCTCCGCTCGTTGGGGCCCGCGTGGGAGGAAGACGGTGCGCGCTGGGTCTCGCTGATGGAGGAACGTGACGGCAAGTGGGTGCATGTGGGGCGGGTCCCGGCACCGGCAGTGACTTCGGAATGGGTCCTGCGCCTCTTGGCGCTACCGTACGCCGACCACGCCGACTACCAGGACGCGTGGCGGCCGTGATCAACGCTCTGGTGCAGTTCCTCAACGACCGCCTCGACGAGGACGAGCGCGCTGCCCGCCGAGCGGGCGATAGCTTCCGACAGATCGGGGAGACCGGCGTGATCGTTGCCACCGAAGGCGACCGCGCAGAAGAGTGCGCCTCCGCGAACTGGACCGGCATCGCTGACCACATCGTCCGCCACGACCCGACCCGCGTCCTCGCCGAGGTCGACGCCAAACGCGAGGTGGCCAACGCCTACGAACGTGCGGTCGCCGAGTTCCAGAACAGCGGGCCCGCCATGGTCTCCTACGACCGGCTGACCGGCTCCGTCAGCTCCCTGCGTACCGCGCTGGAGTTCCTCGCCCTGCCATACGCCGACCACCCCGACTACCGCGAAGAGTGGCGGCCGTGACCGACGATCTCGTGCAGTTCCTCAACACTTGTCTTGACGAAGAGCAGCGCGCGGCGGAAGACGCTTTGAGGCGGACGACAGTAACCCGGCGGATGATCCGAGGACAGTGGGTAGAGGACACGGTGAAGACGCCCGAGTGGAGACGCTCAGCCTGGTCCCCCTCTCGCGTCCTCGCCGAGGTCGACGCCAAGCGGCGCATCGTAGATCTGCACCAGGAGTCACTGGAGTCGGGCTACAGCACCGATTTTTGCAGGGAGTGCGACTTCGGCGGGGTCAGCCAGTCGTACTACCCCTGCGCGACGCTGCGCCTGCTCGCCCTCCCGTACGCCGACCACAGCGACTACCGGGACGAGTGGCGGCCGTAGGCCGGTCTCCGTCAGCGGTGTTTCCCGAGCGTGGGGAGCCCGCCACGGTACGGGCGGTAGGCGGATGGGTTCGCTCGCGGGGGGTCCAGCCCGAGGCGCTTGCGGGCCGCCGCCAGGTACGCAGCATGCTCTTGGGACGCGCGCTCCTCGTCCTCCGCTACCCGAAGCCGTACCGCTTCCTCGTCGGGAACGATCCTCTTCGGTTCCCCGGTGACGATGTTCCGGGTCTCGGCGGTGAACAGAGTCCTGAGCAAGTCCCGGCGCCGGGCGGCGTCGCGGTCGCCGCGCGCGGTGGCTTCCGCCCGGGCGGTCTCCATCCGGGCGGCCATGGCGATGCAGTAGGCGTGACGGCTCTCGGCGATCCAGTCGGCGCCGGTCATACGGTTCGGGTCGGTGCTCACATCTCCCCCTACAGGTCGCTAGTCGTACAAGCGGCCGACTTCGGCGAGGTCCCGGTAGTACGGGTACCGCTTCCGCAGCTCGGCGATGTGGTCGATGATCTCGTCCGTGTAGCGGAACAGCTCGGTGTTCTCCTTACGGAGGTGCGCGAACTGGTGGTGCCGCACGAGCTCTTCGGCCGTCCCTCCTGGCTCTGCAACAAGGAAGCGCAGTGTGCCCATCTGAGACAGGGCCGTGAATCGCTGCTTGGCGTTTGTGGTGGTGCCGATCTTTACGTGCTCGTCGTTCGCCCGCCAAGTGACGTAGTAGACGATGCCGTCGCTGTGCTGGGGTAGCGAGGCCGCATAGGTCTGGCGGATCAGGTTGTTGCTACCGGCGTTCCTTTTGCCCGCGCTCTGGCCTATGCGGAGCGCTTTCGCTACCGCAGCTTTGCACATGGAGCAGAGCGGAACGCCAGCGACGAACTCAGCTGCCTGTGCCCAGCAGGACGTGGATGCGCAGCGGCTGTACCCCTGCATGGGGCTCCCTTCATCACGGTGGCTTGCCACCATAATGATTCCCCACCCTTTGACTGGTGGCAAGCCACCCGCGATGATTGTCCTATGCCGAGTGAAGAGGAACGCCGCAAGCAGCACCGCCACCGTCACAAGCAACGCGTCCTACGAGGGATCGATGACGCGCTGACAGAAGAGTTCGATGACGCAGCCGCCTCCTCGGGCAGCGACCGGAGTGGCGTAACGCGCCAACTGTGGGAGTGGTTCGTAGGTCGACCAGGAGCGGAGCTGCCGAAAAGGCCCGGGGACGCGTAGAGCAGACAGTGGCCCGGGGGCTCGCACAGAGCCATCCGAACAGCGCCGGCGGACCATCCCACGCCCCGGCACACCCACCAGCTGGCCACCAGGCCCGCCTCGTTGATCCGATTCTTCCCCCGCACCGAACACCCCTCCCCTACGCTGACGCTTCCGCAAGCTCGAAAAAGGGGTGGGGACCTATGGCGGGATGCCGCGACTGCAGAACGTGCACCATGCCCGGAGGAAGCCGGGCCGGCCTGAGCCTCACGATGGGGTTCCTCCACCTGATGACGTGTTTCATCAGCTTCGCGATCAAGCGGGGGATGATGCGGCACTGCCCGCAGTGCAAGCATCTCCTGTCGCGGCATCAGCGACGCCGGGACGGCTCGTTCATTGACTGACCCCCGCGCATGCCGAGGGCCCGCCACCGATCCACAGGGGCGGGCCCTCACGCGCGCGAGGAGCCGCAGGACCGGTCCCGGTTCAGGGGATGCGCTCGTAGGCGGTGAGAGGGGCGTCTGCGGTTTGTGAGAGGGGGCATGGGTCGTCGTTGGGGCAGGGTTCGTCGCGGGCTTCCTGGCATAGCTTCAGGGCTCGGGGGCCGGAGGTGAAGCTGGGGTGGCCTTCGTCGTCGCGGTTGGGGTCGCGGGCGACGATCCAGTCGGGGCCGATGGCTTCGATGCGGACGCAGTGGTAGTGGTCGCGTCCGAAGGCGCCGTAGGCGAATCCGTGGATGACATCGCCGGTGTTGAGGGGTCGGTGCATCGGGTCTCCTGGGTATGGGTGGGCCCCGTGTCCTGGTGGGGCACGGGGCCTGGGGCGGGCTGGGGAGGGCGGGGGGACGCTGGTTCTCCCGGGCCGGGCCTGTGTGTTCATGGTGGCGGATGGACGGCTGTTTGTCTGAGCCGCTATCCCCCGCTGGTTCGTCGACCGGGTTTGGAGGTTGAGTCGCTTCAGTCCCTGGCAGGTGGGTGCTGGGCGGCGTGGAGGGCGCGTCGTAGGGGGCTGTCGGTGGTGGTGGGGTCGAGGCGGGCGACGACGAGGGTTCCGTCGGGGAGTCGGAGGGTGATGGTGTCGGGGTCCGGCTCGGGGAGTGTGGGGCGGGGCATGGGGGTGGTTCCTACTCGGTCTCGTCGTCGGCTGCGTGCTCGGGTTCGGGGTGGGTCCGTATCCGTACCAGCCGCGGACTTCCTTGCCGTTCTCGATCTGCCGGTGAATCTTCCCGGCCTTGGTGAGGCGGGACAGTGCGTTGTCGAGGGTGGATCCTTCGATGCCGGTCGCCTCGGAGATCTGGTCCTTGTGCGTGTAGTTGACTTCGATGCCGAGCGGGTCGGCGAGCTGGCTGAGCACGGTGAGGATCTTGTCGTCGGCACTGGCCGGCTTCTTCGGGGCCGGGGGGAGGCTGCTGATGTCGAAGATGGCGTCGCCGGTCTCGTCGTCGTCGCCGAGGATGGAGGTGGCGGCGATCTCGTGGCGGTTGTCCCAGTCCGGCCAGTCCGCTGGGTAGGCGATCGCGTTCTCGTCGATGTAGGGGGCGGCGGACTCAAGGATGAAGGTGCGCATCATTTCGGCGGCGCCGCCGGGGCCGAGGGTGTAGCCGAGTCCGAAGGTGGAGCGGGGGTCGGCGAGCCTAACGCTCTCGTCGTAGACCAGGGGCCGGTCGACGTCCCAGGAGGCGGGGATCTTGCCGGGGTCGATGCCTTCGAAGCCGGTGGTGGCGAGGTGGGCCTGGTCTGAGTCGGTGCGGAGCATGACGAGGGATCCGCCCTGGATGACGTTGGTGCGCAGGGCGGTGGAGCCGCCGAGCTTGTCGGCGTTCACGGCCTGGTTGACGACGGTGAGGATGATGCCGAGGGAGCGGGCTTTCGCGGCGAAGGCCTCCACGATGATCTTGGCTTCTTTGCTGTGCTCGACCATTTCGGATAGGGGGACGTGTGCTTCGTCGATGATGATGCGGACCCAGGGCCGGTCGGGGGTGGCGATGAAGTTCTTCATCTTCAGGCGGGCTGACTCTTCGATCCGCCAGCGCAGAAGGCCGTAGCCGACGCGGAGGGCGCCCATGATTCCGGCTTCGCCGAGGCCGGAGTAGCAGGCCATGGTCTCGACGTCGGGGTTGGAGGAGCCCTTGGGGTCGCCGTAGATGATGGCGTGGCCGTTGACGTGGTCTGCGAGGGCGACGATCTGGACGAGGCCGCCCTTGCCGGAGCCGGTGACGCCGGCGATGAACAGGTGTCGGGCGCCGAGGATGGGGTCGGTGAACTGGACGCGGGCGGGGAATCCGGAGACGTGGCGGCCGATTTCGACGTAGCCGCCTTCGGAGATCTTCAGGACGTGGGTGCCGGGGAACGGGGTGCCGTCCTCGAGTGGGTTGTGCTTCATCAGGCGGATCGTGCCGCGGCGGGGGTTGCCGGGGGTGGGTGCGTAGGAGCACAGGAGGGTGTTGGTGCGTAGTGCTCCGGCGAGGTCTTCCTGGCTGGGGGTGGTGAGCCGGGTCTGGTCTTCGTCGGCGACGACGACGGCGACTTCTCCGCCCGTGGCCGGGTCGGTCTGGATGTCTTCGAGATGGGAGCCCTTCATGACGCGGGGGGCGACGTACTTGGCCCAGGCGCCGGCGAGGGTTGTGGGGTCGAGGGTGGCGGGTGGGGTGACGTTGACGGTGATGTGCTGCTCGCCGGCGTGGTCGCCGGGCGTGAGGGTGATCCAGTCGGCGGGGACCTGGTAGACGCTGGAGATGGTGCTCTTGCTGACGTTGACGGAGTTGCCGATGGGGGCGGTGATGGTGCCGGTCCAGCGTTCCGGGGTGAGGGTGCGCAGGGTGAGTACCTGTCCGCGGTGGGCGCCGTGGGTGGGGTGGGAGATGTGGGTTCCCCAGGCTTGGGCGATCCGCTGGGCGTCGGTGAGGGGGACGTTCAGCGTGTGGGTGCCGGGCGGTGTGCCGTAGGGCGCGGGCCCGTGGTGGGGCGGGATGGGCGGGCGGGGGCGGCGCAGGATGCGGCGGAGTTTGAAGGGGACGAGAGCGACGGCGGCCCACCAGCCGAGGGAGACGATGCCGGGGATGGACGGCATCGTGAGGACGCCGGCCATGAGGGCGTCGGTGTAGAGGGGGCCGCCGAGTGTTCCGATGCCGAGGGCGATGCCGGTGGTGAGGGTGGAAGTGAACAGGGTGGTGCTGTGGCCGCGGATGATGTCCGCGCCGGGGATCTGCGCGAGGAGGTGGTCGGGCAGGCGTTGCATGTAGTTCGCGGCGAGGAACCCGGCGCCGACGCCGTAGGCGATGGTGGCGGTGAACGCGGCACCTCCGTCGAGGAACGGCGCTCCGATGCCGGTGACGATCGGGGCGGCGGTGGTCGCGAGGGCGACGGCGCGCTCAGTGCTGGACGCGGAGCGCACGGCGGTGGCGGTGGTGTGGTTCACGGCGGTCTCCAGACAGTTGAGGGGCGGGGGTGCGGGGAGGACCGGGGCCGGTGGGAGTGGCGGCCTGGCCCCGGCCTTGGTGGTGCGGGGGCTATTCCTGCTCGAACCAGTCGCGGTGGACGTCGTGGATGCGGTCGACGCTCGAGCGGGACACCTGCTCGTTGATGCCGTCGTGCGTGAGGCGGGCCTGGTCCCCGACGGCCTGCGCGGCCTTGGCGGTGGTGTCACCGGCGGAGGCGTAGGCGATGACGGCGTCCGAGAGGCCGCGCATGATGCGCGCGAGGGCGTGAGTCTCGCCGACGGTGTTCCGGTCGACGCTCTTGGTGGCGATCATTTCGGCGACCTGAGAGGTGTCCTGGGCTTCCTCGTCGATCCACTGCGCCTTGGCGCGGATCGCGTCGGCGGAGCGGGTGACACTCTGCTCGAGTTCGGCGACGGCCGTGCGGAGCTGGCGGTAGGTCAGGTCGGCCATTGCGGTTATCCCTTGTAGAAGTGGAGCTCGGCGGGCTTGGTCTCGTCGGAGTCGACGACGGCCTGGTAGATGGCGCCGTACCGGGTTCGGGCGTTGGTGTGGACGGCGGCGGTGGCGTCGGCGGCGCGGACAGCCCGCTTGGTGATCTCGGTGGCCTGCGCGGTCTGTGTCTTCGCGGCCTCCTCGAGCTTCACGAGGGTCGCGACGAGTTTCTCGCCGCCCTTCACGCCCTTCGCGGCTTCCAGGAGCTGGGTGACTTTCTCGGCCTGCCGGGCGGCGTGCGCCTCGAGTCCTTTGGTCTGCTCGGCGATGGTCTGCATGGTGCGCTGCTTGTCCTCGAGGCGGCGCTCGAAGCCTTTGAGGGTGCGGACCTCGCCGCGGGTCAGGGACGTGCGGGTGGCGCCGTCGCCGAGGTGGACGCTGGTGGCGTCGATGCCGGTGACGGTGATCGGTGTGGCGGGGGCGCGGGTGGGCTTGGGCGGGGCGGCCGGGGTGGGGGGCACGGCGGGTTCCTTGTCTCGCTGCTGCTTACGGGCGGCGTGGGCGGTGTCGAGGGCCGTCTTCTCGCGTTGGGCGGCTTCTTGGGTGTCGGCCCAGCCGTCTTTCACGCCGTCGCGGTAGGCCTGGACGTGGGCGGCTGCCCGGGCTGCGCGGGTACCGTCGCGGTAGCCGGTTTCCCGCGAGGTGCGGGTCCCGAGCGGTTTCCCGGCGGGGGCGGTGCCGTCGTGGCCCTCGATGCGCTTGTTGCTGGTCGGCTTCGGGTCCTTGGCCGTGGTGCCTGTTCCCTTGGTGGCGTCCGGCTTCTTTGTGTCGGCGTGCGGGCCGTTGGCGGGGTCCGGGCCGTCCTTCTTGGGCTTGGTGGTGTCGGTGTTCGGGGTGGGCTTCTTCGCGCTCGGGCCGTCCTGCGCCTTGGTGGTCTTGGGGTCTTTCGGTGCCGTGCCGGCCGGGGTGGGGGCGGGGCCGGTGGGGGACGGCTTCTTGGCGCGCTTCGTCAGGCTGACCTTCTCCTGCTTGGCCGGCTTGTCCTTGGGCGCGGGCGTCTTGCCGTCCTTGGCCAGGGTGGCGGAACCGCTGCTGGCCTTCCGTGTCGTGGAGCTGGTGTCCGGGCCTCCGGTAGCGGGTCCGTTGCCCGTCCGGCTGCGGTCCTTCCCGGGGGTGCTGCTGTCGGTCTTCTTGGGCTTGTCGAGTCCGGCGTCACGCTTCGAGCTGGTCGACGTGCTGCTCGGCTTGTCGGGGCGGGGGACTTCGGCTGCTTGGGGCGGGCGTGGTCTTGGAGTGGGCGGGGCTCGGCGCGGGCGCGGGCGTTTTTGTACGGGCCGCTCCCCCACCGGCGGGCGTCGTGTTCTTCGGGCCCCGGACGCTGCCGGTGTCCTTCGGCTTCACCGGCCCCTTCGACGCGCCGGCACTGCCGCCGGCAGGGCCCTTGGGAGCGGGAGCGGGGGCGGACTTCGACTCGTTCTTCTCCGTCCGGTTGACCGTCCGGGATTCTTTGACCTGCTGCGCCATCGCGCGCGCTTTCTCAACTTCGAGGCGCTTAATGTTGGCGCCCGCGCCCTTTTTCCACCGCTCGGCACCAGCTAACAACCAGGCCCGTACGACGCTTTCCTTCTTCCGGGAATCCCCGGGGAATTCTGGGTTTTTTCCGGGGTGTTGTCGTCGCCGTGGAACGCAGCGCTGGAGGTGCCGGCCACGTCGTGCGGGGCGGCGCCTTCGGCGGTGGCGGGTTCGATGTGGAAGGCGGCCGGCCGGGCGGGCTCGACCGGGGCGAGCATGGAGGCAAGCAGGCCGGGCTGGGCGGCCTGCTGGGTCCGGTCGGTGGGGTCGGGTACCGCTGCGGGGGCGGTGTCGGCCGCCATCAGAAGGTCCTCTCTGTCGGTACTCCTCCCTTCCTCCCGGGCCCGGAGAACGTCCAAAACGCCTGCTTGAAGGGCTCTCCGGGGCGGGAAGAGGGGGAAAACGCCGGGAAGTGGTGGGTGGTAAGTAGGTCAGGCGGGACTGGGCTTGGCGCCCTTCCTGGCCCCCCACAGCAGGAGCAGCCCGAGGGCGCCGACGCCGAGGAGGGCGCCGCCGTTGGCGCTGCCGCCGTCCGTGCCGGTGTTGGTGGCCGTGGTGGAACTGGCGGTCTGCAGGTCGGTGGCCAGGTTGGTCGCGCCGCCGTACTGGGCCTGGCAGTCGTCGATGACCTGCCGGTAGGTCGGGGAGCCGAAACCCTTCCCGACCAGGCCCTTGTTGCTGTTCACGCAGGAATCGATGGACGCCTGCCGAGCCGTTTCGGCGGAGGTCTGAGATTTCCGTCCGATTTCGTTGGCCCGGTTGATTTCCTTCAATTCCTCCAGGCGCAGCGCCTGCGTTTTCAGCTCCAATTCCTTGGCGATGGCGGCGTCTTCGGCGGCCTGCGCGGAGTAGCTCTGGTAGCCGATGAGGCTGCCGCCGGCCAGGACGGCGACGCCGATCCCGAGGGCGGCCTTCCCCCGCTTGGTCAGGCCCGGCTTCACCGGCTGGACAGGTACGCCGTAGGGGTTCGGGTCGTACGCGGCGCTGGTGGGGGCGTAGCTCGGGGGCGGGGTGTCGAAGCCCTTGATGATCTGGTCGAACTCGTCGGGGCCGGGGGTGGACACGGGTCACTCTCCTTGTCGTCGGGCATTGCGGGCGGCGGTACGGATCAGGGTCCTGACGTGGGAAAACTCCTGTCCGGGGAGGTCGTTCCAGGTGAAGAACGACAGGGTGATCCCGGACCGGTGGAGGGCGGTCTGCATGTGGTCGACGGCCCGGGCGCGGGCGGCGGGCGTGACGTGACCGGTGTTCTGCAGGAGGTTCTGGGCGCCGCGGATGCAGAGCCGGCCGCGGAGGTCGGTGTCGAGGGACTGGCACCAGCCGTACTTCTCCAGGACGGCGAGGACCTGGTCGAGGTGGCCGGACGGCGGCTGCGGGACGGGGTTGTTCCACCAGCCGAGTTCGGCGAGTGTCTGCCGTACCGGGCCCGGGATCAGGCGGTGGGACCAGGGCGGCGCGCCGGGCGGGTCGGGGCGCAGATGGCGGAGGGCTTCGTCGACGAGCCGTGCGGTGTCGGGCAGGGCGCGGGGCGGCGCCGCGGACGAGGGGCTCATCCGTGGGCGCGGCGCGGTGCGGTTGTGGCTCACAGGTACAGCCCCGTTCCTTCGGTGATCCGGTCGCGGGCGTCCTTGAGACGGCGGCCGGCGGTCGCCGGGCTCACGCCGAGAAGCTGAGCCGCGGTGGTCTTGGTGAGCGACTCACCGGACCTGAGCCGGTGAGCCAGGACGGTGATCTGACGCTCCTTCTCGTCGACTCCGGTGAGGTCCGGCTCATCCGTCTCGCTGGGGGTCGTCTCAGGGGCGAGGGTCGGGGCCTTGGTGAGGGTCGGCTCAGACGGGATCAAGACCGGCTCACGTGAGATCCGCTGGTCAGAGGTGTGGAGCGCTGGCCGGGGGTCGGCGAGGTGCGGGGTGGTGGGCTCACTGTCGTGAGTGGTGTGGCCGCCCAGGCTCACGGTGCTGGGCTCCGTCTCACGAGTCGGCTCACCGGTGGTCAGGGCGCGCGGCTCAGGGTGAGTCGTGATCGGCTCACGGGAGCCTGTGAGCATGAGCAGGAGGGCGGAGTCGGCTCCATCGGTGAGCCGGGTGCGCTGCACGTTGATGAGCCCTGAGCCGAGCTGCGCGTCGCCGCTGCCGACCTTCCGCATGAGCCGCCACGCGGTGAGCTCCGACCGGTTCCGCACCCACTTCCAGGGGTGGCGCTGGGCCTGAGCCTGGTGGAAGGCGATCCGGCGCATGAGCTCGGAGTTGCGGCGCTGAGCTTCCATGTCGGTGCGGGTGGTGTAGGTGACGATGCGGCGGGCGACGAAGCTGGCGCCTTCGGCTGCTGCCGTCATGGCGAGGGGGGTGAGGGCGTAGATGACGGCCTCGCGGAAAGCGGGGGCGATGACGAGGCCCATGACGGAGGCGGCGATGGGGAACAGCCAGAGCGCGGCGCGGGCGGTGCGGGGGGCGGCCTGGCCGAGCATGGTCACGGCGATCATGACGATGGCGGCGATCAGGGTGGCGCCTTCGCCGGCGGCGAGCATGCCGAGGGCGGTCTGCCCGCTGCCGAGCTGGGCCTTGGCGTTGGCGTAGGTGCCGATACCGCCGCCGACCCCGACGGCAATCATCGGGATCGTGGCAGCGGTGAAGGCCACGATCTGCCCTCGGGTCAGCTGCCGCTGCTCGGAGGTGTGGTCGGTGTTCACGGCGGATCGGTGTCCTTCCGGGTGAAGGGGGCGGGTGGTCAGCGGTTGCGGGCGTTGGCGTAGTCGTCGCGGGTGCAGCCGGCGGCTTCGGCGGTGTCGAGGGCGACGGCGGCCGCGTTGGTGGCCTGCTGGGTTTCGGGGCTGGTGAGGCCGTGCTGGGCGACGGTGTTGACGAGGTTCTGGCCGGCGGCGACTGCGGCGGCCGCGGCGGTCTGCTTGCTGGGCATGTCGGGCTCCTTGCGGGTCAGGCGGCGGCCGGCATGGCCGGGGCCGGGTTGGTGGGGTTGGGGAGCTGGGCGAGGCAGTCGTCGAGGTATTCGTCGATCTCGGGGCCGCACCAGTCGGTGGGGTCGCCGTGGGCGGTGCGGAACTCGGCGGGGGTCGGGATGGCCATGACGAACTCCTTCGAGGCGAGAGGGTGCGGGGTCCGGCCCGTTGTCGGCTCCGGGCCGGACCCCGCAGGGAGGTGGTCAGAGGGTGTTGCGCTCGAGCGAGAAGAAGACGCACACCGCGTTGATCAACTCCGGGTGCTTGTCGGTCAGGGCCTTCCTGATCCCCACGAAGGCGTCGTACCGGGTAGACCCGGGCGCCGGGGTCCAGGTGTTGGAGTCGGTGACCGTCGCCCGGCCGGGCAGTTCCAGCGTCATCACCCAGTGGTGGCTGCCCTGCTGCGGCGGAGCCGGGGCCGGGCTCGTCGGCTGGGTGGTGGTCTCGGACACGGCGGTGCTCCTTCGGATGGGGTGGGGCCCGGCCCGTTGCCGGGCCCCAGGGGGGTGGTGCGTGTCGCGCGGGGTGGGTCAGATGCCGTCGATGCGGGCGGCGGCTTCGTTGAGCCGGTCGCCGGGGTCGAGGACGGCCAGGTCGTACGCGAACTGCTCGCCGAGCTGGCGGACGTCTTTCGCGGTGTCCGCGTCGAGGGTGTTGAGCGCGGGGTTGGTGTCGGGGTTGGTGAGGCGCTGCGCGACGAGTCCGATCACGACGAGCGCGCTGGCGTCGGCACCGGCGAGGGTGACGAGCGCGGACTGGGTCTGGTCGGCGGTCAGCCGGTCGACGGCCAGGAACCGCATGGCGTCTACGAAGAGGTCGAGCGCGGGGTGGATGCCGACCATGTCGGCCAGGGCGCCGGCGAGCTCGTCCTCGTCGTCGAGCGGGGGACCGGGCTGGTGCGGGACGGAATCGGCGCCGCGTGGCCCGGGATGTGGGTGGAGGGGTGGTTGTCCATCACTCCTCGCCGTCCCAGTCGCGGGTGACCAGCTGCTGGTAGGCGGCGGCCGCGCCGTCCGGGTTCTTGGAGGCGAGGACGTCGTCGAGGAGGTCCAGCGGGTCGAGGCGGGCGAAGTAGTCCTCGATCTCGGCGATGAGGAGCGGGTCCGGGGTGTCTCCCCCGCGCTGCGCCGTCATGCCGCGACCGCCGTCTCGGACGTGGGAGCCGGGGCGGCGCTCCAACAGTTGCCGGTGCACTTCCAGCTGCCGCAGATCGCACACGCGTCGTCGGCCGCCTTCAGCGGGACGAGGCGGAGCAGCGGCTGCCGCTGGTAGCCGGGGGCCATCTCGGCGAGCGTCCGGCGCGCCGGCCGGACCACGGAGAGGTCGGCGACACGGGAGCGGCGGAGCGCCTCGGCGAAAGCGTCGGGTCGGGGGTGGAGGAGCGGGAACTTCGTGCGATCCTGGCTCATGCGGATCGGCCTCCTGTATGCGCAGGTGGGACGGTGCGCCGGATCCTTCGGGGTCCCTGAGAGGCCTGGGTGTATGCGCACCCGGGCCTTTCGGCGTTTCTGGGCTCCCGCCGTTTCCGACAACCCCAATGTAGACTAGTATCCCTCTCCAGCGCTACATGTAGCGATACGAGTTTTCGTGAACTACGATCAGAGGGCATACCGCTGCACACAACGAAGTGAGCAGTACACGAAGGAGAAGGGAGGCAGGCCATGCCCAAGAAGCCCGGGTATACGGAGATCGCTGCGTACTACCGGCAGCAGATCCAGGACGGAACGCTCCGCCCTGGTGACGAGATGCCGAGCTACAAGAACGCCAGGGAGCAGTTCGGCGTAGCGCACACGACCGTGAACCGTGCGTACCGGGTCCTCAAGATGGAGGGATTGGTCCTCGCCCAGCCGGGCGCGAAGATGATTGTCGCCGCGCCGGCCAGCAACAACATCGGTACGCGGGTCGCCTTGCACGCGGCCACAGGGAGTGCCCTGGATGGGGGCGAGTCGTCGCGGATTCTTGAGGTGGGCACTGTGGGCGCGGACGCCCTGGTGGCCCCGCGTCTCGACGTTCCGCCTGGCACGCCCGTGCAAATGCGGCGACGGGTCGTGAGCAGGGGCGGTGTACCTGTGCATCTGAGCAGCAGCTACTACCCGGCGTACGTGATCGCGGTGACCCCTGAGCTGCAGGAGCCGGTGTCCACTGGTGCTTCGAGGGAGCTCGCGGCGTCGCGCCTGGGGCTTGCTCAGGATCAGGTCCTCGAGGAGGTCACCAGCCGGCTCGCCACGGCGGCGGAGAAGGAAGCTCTGGGGCTGACCGCTGGCGAGGTCGTCGTCACCCAGGTCGTCCGCACAGTGACGCTGGAAGACGGTCGCGTCGTGGAGGTTGCCGTCAAGGTTGCGGAGGGCTCGACCATCCTCCGCTGGACCACGTCCCTCCGCGCAGATGTGCAGGAAGGAGGTAACGCCTGATCTTTGGTGCGTTCCAGCATCCAGCTTGGACGCACGAACGGCCGAGGGGGCTACCGACCCCACCCGGCCGTCCTTTGCACTACCGGCCTGCGAGCCGGCAGCACGTGACGCACCAACCCTCATCACTAAGGAAGGCCGTCGCCTTGAGACTACTTGTTGGCGTGACTCTCGCATTCCTTCGGGGCGTAAAAATCGCAGACCGGGGGCTCCGATGAAGGAGAAAGACCCCCGCACGGTGACCGAGACTCCACCGGTCGTTACCTTCGCCACCGGAGCCGAGCTCCTCATGCGCCTGGGCCTGTGCTTGCACATGACGCGCGAGGGAGTCCGACGCATCGCCTACCGGCACCCCGACTGGCCCTTCGGCATCGACCGCCCGTACCCGTACTGGGAGATCGCCCGGGCTGACGTCATGGAGACGAAGCCGTTCCTGGAGTTCTTCCAGTCCCATCCCATCGTGGGCCGAGGCCCCGATAAGGCGCCGCGGTCGACGCGGGCCGCCTCGTGATCTGGATACGTACCGACATAACCGCGGCTCGAGGTAGCCCGGACATGCCGAAGGCCGGCGAGTTCGCAGCTCAACCGGCCTTCGAAGCACCACAGCGGGTGGTCTCCCGCTGCATCGAACGTTCCCTCATCACTCATGAGCGAGGCCGTCCATGAAAACGAGAGTACCGGGCCCGCGCGGCGCGGCAAGTAGTGCCCCCGCCAGCGTCGCCCGTACGGCAGGCCACGAACCGCACCTCCGGCAGGCCGCCGGGGGTGCACTGTGACCCAGTCGCGCCGCCCCTCCAACGGACACCGCCCGGGCGTGAGCCGACCCGGCTCCAGCGGCCTCCGCTTCGGTATGTTCGCCGTCTGCGTCACGCGCGACCCGGACGCCGGCCTCAACGCGGGCAAGGCCAAGCCTCTGTATGACCTGCTGGTGAGCTTCTCGGACGTCAGCTCCCGCGACACCGGCCAGGGCTATCCCTACCGCGAGACTCTGGCCACCGCACTCGACTGCTCCAAGCAGACCGTGGACCGCGCGGGCGACTACCTGGAGAACGAGATCGGCCTGGTGAAGATTCACCGCCGCAAGGTGGAAGGCAAGCCGGACGAGAACGACGCCAACCTCTACGAGATCTTCGACGCCTGGTTGATCCACGGCGTCACGCCGCCTGCGGGGACCCCGCCGCAGCTCGTTGCCCGGTACGGCCACACCATCCCTGGCCTGGACGTCGACGCGTGGGTGAGCGAGCACGCGCCGGACTTCGACCTGGTGGGCTGGCATTCCGCGTATGACGAGAAGCTGCGCGCCCAGCAGGCCAAGCGCGAGGAGCAGCGGCGTAAGGAGCGGGCCCGGCGGAAGAAGCCCAAGAAGGGGGGTGGCGTCATGGATGAGGCCACCCCTGAAGGCGCCGAAGAAGATGGGGGTAGCGTCACCAGTGACGCCACTGGTGGCGTCACTGGTGACGTGACCGGTGGCGTCATGGGTGACGCCCTATCTAGAGCCGGTACTCCAGAGCCTTCTTTTCCAGACGAGCAGGCCCCCTTCGGGGGCGTAGCCCCCAATGAACGCCGTAGGCCAACTACAGGTAGTAGGGGCGCGGGCTCGAGCGGCTCCGCCGCGTCCGGCAAGAACTCAGCTCGGTTGTCGAGGGCGCAGCGAGACCAAGTGCAGGCCGTACGGGACCTGCTGCCACCGGACCTAGACGCCGCCCTCGGCAACAGGCTGCCGCCGAACGTTTCTGTCGCGGTCTTGGACGCGCTTGCGACCGGGCAGCCACGGGAGCGGACCGCGCAGCAGCTTGTCAAGCATCGGGTGCTTGCGCGGTGGAACGGGTACTGGGCAGAGCGGTTCTACGCCGGGCAGCTCCCAGCGCAGCCGTACGGGCCGCTGCTGGCCATGCTGAAGGACACCGGGGAGTGCGGGAGCCTGGCGTGCGACGACCGAGTCGACGTCCACACGGGCGAGGGCTGCGTCTCCTGTGTGATGCGTGCCGAGGACCGGCGGGCGGATCGCGAAGCTGCTTGCGAGCATCCGCCGGTGTCAGACCCCGCCCGTACGCTGCCGTCTCAGCGGCAGCGTGTCGTCGTCGACCATTCGGCCGGCTCCCGGCCCGAATGCGACGGTTGTGGTCGCTGGCTGCCCGCCGATGCCACCGTTGAGGTGTGCGCCGACTGCCGCGTGACTGAGAACCAGGGGGTACGGTGACTAGCTCCACGGACAACGGCGCTCGTGCTCCCGAAACTCGAGCTGCGGTCTACAGGTTCTGGGATGCTGACGATCGGCTGTTGTACCTGGGAATGACCCACGACATCGACGAGCGGTGGAAAACTCACGAGCGACTCCAACCTTGGTGGTTGGACGTCGTCAAGCGCAATGTCACCTGGTACGAAACCCGCAGCGAGGCGGCAGCCGTGGAGAAAGCGGCCTTGTTGGCCGAGGACCCGAAGTACGACGGAAGCGGGAACCGAGGCATCACTCCCCAGCGAGGTGAGCGCCTAGCGTTCGAGACCGCACGAGCAACCGAGGCCGTCGAAACAGACCTGGAGCGAGGAACGTATCCGCAATGGTCGATCCTTCCCCCGTATGGCGAACTCTCCTCCACGTACCGGATCCCCGTAGTTGCGATCACCGCAGCGCTCACCACGATGGCGCACCGTGGGCTCCTGACCAAGATCTGGGAGATGCATGCCGTCGCTAGGCACGATGAGCTTCCTCGGCAGCCCCGAAATCGCCAGGATCTCGTACACCTCCTGATCAGCAGGATGTACGGGGACGACACGTTCACCCTGACTGAGGCAACACAAGCGGTCGGACTTACCCGCGGAACGATGGCCAAGCACCTGCGGAAGCTGGAGGACTCCGACCACGTCGAACGCTCAGCTGCGGTTGGAGTCCGGGCTCTCCGGTACAGGATCATTCAGCACCCTAAGCCGGTACTGCCGAAGCGTCGGTCAGTGTGGGGTGCCAATGACCTGCTCCAGCTCGGTGCATGGGTACAGGAGCAGTTGGTGGCCGACGAGACCGAGTGCGCTCAAGACGGCAATCGCCTCGCCCAGATAGCTCGTGACCGCCGGATCATCGACACCTGCCTCCCCGCCGTGGGCACGCGTCCCGACGGCGAGCAGTTCCTCGGCGTCCCATCCACGACGGGCGCTGTTGTTCTGGTGGAGATGGCTTACCCGTACCACGACCGCCCCGGCTATCAGCCGGAGTGGCTGCCGTCCTGGGTGGACATGCGCTCCTGGCTGTCACGGCGCACGTCAAATCCGCTACCCGCTGCCGGCTGGGACGACTAGGCCAACGCGTCGCGGCCGGCCTCGGTGGCCGCGGTGCCTGTCACGAGTCGGTGGCGGGCCCAGCGGCCGTCACCCTGACGCTCGCACGCCGTTACTAGGGCATGACGACCGAAGAGATCCTCCCGGGGTTCAGCCCTTACACCCTGACGGGCCACCCCGAAGGCTTCGCCATCAGCACCTCACCCGGTGACGGCTGGCTCATCAAGATCACCCGCAAGGACGCCGACACCACATGGACCGAGCGGGTCGTCGCCTGGGTGCTCCAGAGCAGCGGAACGGTTCTTCCTCTCTGCCTCGAGGACCCCGGCGAGGGCAGCACCTACTTCCCGACTCTGGACGCCACCCTGAAGTGCCACGTCTACCACCCGGATGCGCCGCAGACCGCCACGGAGTGAACCTGGCGTCGACCCGCCCCACTCGCCCTCGTTCCGCGCTCTGGACGGGGGCACCGGCATGTCGGGCGGGCCGTTCTTGCATTGACGGGCCCCGGTCGGAGTATGGTGACAGCCAACGGTCTGCGGAGGACTGTACCGATGTCAGGGTCTGCCCTGGCCGACAGAGGGTGTGGTGCGCCCACTCCGCACTAAAACGGCGTCCGGTTTCGACTGGGCGCCTTTTGCTTGTCCGCGCGCCCCGTGACCTCGTCGGGTGATCGTCGGCCCGTCCCATGCGCCCCCGGTCCGCGCTCTGGACGGGGCGCTGGCGTGTCCCGCCAGGCTGCCGGTGGTCACTGGAATACTCGCGGCCATGAGCGAGACCTACGAGCACAAGCCCGAAGTCTGGACCGCCGGGCGCCTCCGCGAAGCCCTCAAGGACGTCCCCGACGACGCCCCCATTCACATGGGAATCGCGGAAGACACGGGCGACTTCGACGGGTATCGCGAAGGCGTCCTCGTCGACGCCCACCATGTTGAGAACTGGTGGCCGGCTACCTCCACTAGTCCTGAGCGGACGGAGACGGAGACGGCACTCACCCTGTTCGCCGACTGGAAGCCCGGTCTGTACGACCGACTGGAGTGAGTGCGGCCGCTCCGGCTGCGAGCAGGGCGATCGCCACTCGCTCATGCCGGGGATCCTGCCGCTCGTCTGGGTGAACTGCGGGCTGTACTGTCACTGGTCGCTGGAATACTCGCCGCGTACGCTTCCCTTCCTCGAAGGAGCAGCCCGTGGACGCGACGCTGACCAAGCCGTCCCTGCCTTCCTACCGGCCTGCCGACGGTTATGTGACGTTGGTTTTGAAGCCTGGGCAGGTTGAACTCGGCGACATCACGGACCACAGCACGGGGCCCGTACGCGTCACGGAGATCACCGAGCGGACGCAGACCTGGTCCATCGGGGGATACGCGCCAGACGACTGGAGGCGCCCTCTGATGAACGACTTTTCGCCCCCGCCGCTCATGCGGCACGTACCCGCCTGGTGCAAGGTTCGCGTGTACCGCCGGCTGGAAGAGACCAGAAGAGTCGCGGGGCACAGCAAGGTGGTGAAGAGCCACAACCCCGTCCGCAGGGGCTGCTACACGCACGTGCAGGGCTGGAACGCGTCCTGCTCATGCGGGTGGGTCTCTCCCAGTAATCCCCACAACAGTCAGGACCGCGCACGAAAGGCGTTGATCCCGCACCACGCGGAGGTCCTCACCAAGCAGACCCTCGCTGCGGTTCGCAACCTTGCCCGGGTCATGGCCCTCGAGGAAGCCATGGGAGAACAGCTTCCGTGGGCGTGGAGGAACGGCGTCGCCACTGCCGACCTGACCCCGCTGGGTGTCGACAAGGCAAGGCCGCAGCTGGAACGGTGGGCGGATGCTCTCGGCGCACCCGTGCTGGGTCGGTACCAGGGGACGCTCCTGAGCACCTTCAGCCCCAGCGACGGACCCGAGTCAGCCTCGGCGGGCGTGAGCGTTGAACTGCAGGTACCGGACGCCAGCGTTCCCGACGTCTGGCGGGAACCAGCCGCTGGTGTCGGTGGCCGCTGACATACTCGGCGGTCCCGGCACACCACGGAGGCCCCGCGCATGACCGACAAGACGCCCGCTCAGCTCTCCGAGACCGTCGGCGACGCGATCCGCGCCCTGACTCACGCCACCCTCGGCAGCCCCCGGCCTGGCTGGGAGTACCCCGGTGACGCGTACAGCGTCGTCGGCAACCTCGTCTACATGACGGGGATGCTCCCGCAGGCCCTCGAGCAGACCGCCCAGCTCCTCAAGCGCCTCGAGGACGAGGGGCACCTGAAGAGCGACCGCGACACCCTCACCGCCGACCTGGAGGCCGCGTACGCCGGTCTCACCATCGCGGCCGGCGCCGCCGAGACCCTCCGCGGCGCACTGAACCGCGCGCACAGTGGCCTTGGGCCGATCGCGTACAAGGACTGACCCCGTGCCCGAGGCAAGGCCGCTGCGCTAGCCTCGGGCGTAGCCGACAACGAGGAGGACACCCGATGGCGCACCTCATCTTCGACGAGGACGAGCAGCAGCAGCTGCGCGAGTCCGCCCGCGAGCGCGCCGCGACCGGCGAGGGACTCCTCGCCTACGCGCTCGAGCAGATCGCGGCCGAGGGCATCGACCTGTCGACCGCCACCCCCTACGCCGCTGTGCAGGCCCGGTACGGTCTCGGCGACGCCGACGCTGCCCGTACGCCCGGCGCCGCCTGATGTCACCCAAGCACGGCCCCTGGCGCGCCCACGTCGTCCTCCACGACGTTGCGGAGCAGCAGATCGAGGCGATGACCGACGCCGAGCGCGAGGTCCTCGACCCGGCGATCGTCCGTCTCTCCCTCGACCACCGGCTCGGCGCCCAGGTCGAGGGGAAGATGGAGTGGGAGTACCGCGACAGCCGCGTTCGGATCGTGTACATCCCGACCGCGCTCGGCACCGTCATCCTCGTCGCCTACGTCGAAGTCGACTGAGACGGGCGCCTCCGCCCGGGGCGACGGGCGGACACCGCACCACGTGCCAGCTCCGCACCCACGCGTAGAGCCGAGCTGGTCCTCGTCGCATTGTCAGTGGTGCCTGGGACACTCCGCGGCATGCCCGTCTCGCTTACCTGCGTCCGCTGCAGCAGCACGTTCACGGTGCCGCCGTCCCGCGCTGGCAGCAAGTACTGCTCGCAGCAATGCTTCCGGGCGCAGCAGACCGAGGACACCGCCTGGGTCTCGCGGTCGTGCGCTCACTGTGCGGAAGAGTTTCGTGTCAGGGGCAAGGAGGCCGCGAGCAGGGGCACCTACTGCTCAATCGGCTGCTGGCAGGCTGCGACAGGCCGGAAGTCCAGGCGTTGCGAGCAGTGCGAGGCGGAGTTCTTCCCGAAGACGCCGAACAACCCGGCCGGCACGCTGCGAGGGCGGTTCTGTTCGAAGACGTGCTCCGGTCTGGCACAGCGGACCCGGGTGACGCGCTCGTGCCGTCAGTGTGGCGACGAGTTCGAAATCAAGGCATCCCGGCTAGCTTCCGGCCGCGGCCAGTACTGCAGCAAGGCGTGCCAGGCGCTCGCTGAAGGCAGCGAGGATCGGTCCTGCCTGGCCTGCGGAGAGACCTTCCGAGCGGTGCGCAGCGTGATCGCACGAGGGTGGGGCAGCTACTGCTCGCAGCCCTGCACCGCACGGCGGTTGGACTGCTCCTGCCAGGTGTGCGGGGCCGCGTTCACAGTGAAGGGGTCGGTCGCCGACAACGGCGGCGGCAAGTACTGCTCCGACGGATGCCGCCACATCGGCACCCGCAACCGGGTCGTCAAGAAGTGCCCCGTCTGCGGCCTCGAGTTCGAGGTGCAGGCGTCTACGGAGCAGCGGGGGCGCCGCACGTGCTCCAAAGTGTGCCGGGCGCAATTCCTCCGCACCGACCCCGAGCGCCTGGCGGTTCTGGCCCGCGCGAGACATGAACAGCTCACCTCGCGTGCCCCGACCCGGCCCGAGCGGATCCTGTACAGCCTCCTCGACAACGTGATCGCAGAGGCAGGGCTTGATCTGGTGTGGGAGCCCCAGTTCCGCCTCAGCCGGTGGACGGTAGACGCGGCGATCCCGGCATTCCGGATCGTTCTGCAGGCCGACGGGGACTACTGGCACGGCCTGCGCCCCGAATGGCGGGAAGACCCCCGGGTGCAGCGGAACATGGCCAACGACGCCTACCAGAACCGCAAGCTGCCCGAGGCGGGCTGGCGGGTACTCCGCTTCTGGGAATCCGACCTGATTCACCACCTGCCGGCCTGCGCCGAGCGGCTCCGTTCCGCTCTCACCGAAGCCGGGCTACCCGAGTAGGTCCCATGGCTCCGGCATCTCATAATCCATTGCATACGCAATGGATTATGAGATAGGGTGAGGGTTACCCCGCAGACGTCACAGACCCGGGGGAATGACGCGCCGAAAGCGCGCAACGCTAGAACCCTGCCCCCTTCCCGAGGAGCCGCCCACCGTGAGCACCAAGACCACCAAGCAGGGCTGGGACCAGGCCACCTACAACTGCGGCCGGTGCGGCGCCAAGAGGGTGTCCACCACCGAGGCCGAGTACATCAAGATGTACGCCGCCCACCAGAACGCCCACGACGTCTGGGAACGCCTCACGCCCGTGCAGCGCGACGGCTTCATCGCCGTCCTCGCCGAGATTTTCAGCGCCCCCGAGCTGTGCCAGGAACTGCTCCTCCTCGCGCACGCCGAAAGCCAGCGCAGCAGGTCGACGTGACCGCCACCGTCCTCGCCGCAGGGGCCGCACTCGCCGCCGGCTATGTCCTCGGCCGTATCCGCCCCTGGGACCGCCTCGACACCTGGGTCTGGCGCCGCTTCACCTTCATGGGCGACTGGACCAAGTCCAAGCCCCAACTGGTCATCACCATCGCCGCGCACATCCTGGTCCGCCCCCGGGTGTCGTACGACATCTGGCGGCGCCGCAACGAGCCGCCGAAGCCCGTCCGCGCCCCTGCCCTCCGATTCCGCGACACCAAGCCCGAGGAGCCGACCCCGTGACCGACCAGGCCCCGCGTACGCCCGAGGAGGAGCTGGCCCACTGGCGCGGGCAGCTCGCCAAAGCCCTCAAGGCCAACCCCGAACTCCCCTGGAAGAACCTCATCGAGTGGGCCGAGGAAGCCGAGGAATGGGCCATCAAGGCCGCCACCCGCTCCGGGCGCGCCAACCTTGCCGGCCTGGGCAAGCAGCTCGACGACGCCAACCAGCAGATCAAGGTGCTCATCGAGCAGCGTAATCAGGCACACGCCGACATCGACGTCTACCGGCGCGAGGTCTTCAAGCTCCAGGACGAACTGGAGACCGCCGCCTACGACCGCACGTGGCCTGCGGACCGGGAACGACCGGCCGACGTTCAGCGCGAGGTCGCCAAGGCTGTCGCAGCCGAGCGTCAGCACACCGAGACGATCGCCAACCAGTACAAGGCGGCCCAAGCCCGCTGGCAGACGCACCGCGACCAGATGGCCAGCACGATCACAGAGTCCCTGAAGGCCGACTGGTCCCGCGCCCGCAGCCGCGCCCTGCAAGAGGCGTGGGAGGCGCTCCGCGACACCGAGGACGGCCCGCTCATCGACGCCATGCGCATTCTCAACGCCCTGATGAACAAGCAGTACGGAGCCGCCAAGTGATCCGCGAACCACGCACCCCGCTCGCTGACCTGACCGAGGACCAACTCGAGGCCCTCTACACCACCGTCGAGGCCCACCTCAACGCGCCCCAGCTCCGCCACTGCCTCGTCCCGGGATGCCTCCGCGAGTTCGACTCCATGGCCCGCATGGCCGGCAACCCGCCCGCCCAACCGTCCTGGTCCGGCGACGGATGGCGACAGCTCGGCAACGGCATCGTCGAACCCCGCAACGGCCGGTACGCCTGCCCCGACCACGCGGACCTCGTCACCGCCCACCTTCCCCGCCGGATAGAGGCTCCGTCAGGCCGGTGGAGCGTCGACTGCGCCTGCGGCTGGGTCGCCCCACCGCAGCGCTGGTACGGCCTCGTCGCCCCTCTGTGGGAGGAGCACCTCCTGACCGTGAAGGGCGACCTGCCGCCCGCCCCGCCGCTCACCGACCCCGAGCACCGCGTCCCACTCGCCGAGCACACCGAAGCCACCCTCGCCGAGCTGTACGACCGGCTCTGGGACGCCGAAGACGACGGCAAGGAGGCCCGCGAAGTCGCCCGCGCCGCGATGCTCGCCTACAGCGCAGCCGCCCCCGCCCTCCTCGGCGTGAAGACCTCCCTCGAAGCGCTCCGGCAGCGCATCACCCTCGACTCCCGCGACTGGACCCAGGACAAGACCGACGCCTGGCTGTGGGCGATCCTCGTCGGCGCCAACTGCGAGAACACCGACCCGGCTCACGTCCACAACGACATCGACTGCGCGGGCGACCAGGGCCTGTGGAACCTCGGCCGCCAGCACGACATCCCCACCGACCAGGTCATCCGCACCGGGCACCTGCGCTGGTGGGTCGCCAACGCCATTAAGGCCGCGCAGCAGATCGAGGACGCGGCCGCGCACCGGGAGCCGGCGTGAGCCGGGCCCAGTACGGCGACACCGCCGCCCCGGGCCGGTTCCCCCTCCGGCCCGGTAAGCCCCTCGTTCACCGCCGCCGGAACGGCGCCTGGGGGTTCACCTGCCAGTGCGTCGGCCACCACCGCCGCACCGTTCAATACACCGCCAGGCACAACACCGAAGGCTGGGCGCAGGCCTTCCGAGAGGCCGTCGACCACGTCACCCACGAGCACAAGACCCCCACTCAGTACGAGACCGAAGCCCTGGAAGCCCTGTACGCCCTGCCTGCCGCTGACAACCTTCGGAGAGCCGGTGACGACTCCTGAGACCCGCGCCCGGCTGGCCGTCCTGGAACGGCAGCTGACCGCCCCGACCCCGACCCCGCTGACCGGGCAGACCACGATCCCGATCCGCCTTGAGCCAGGAGCAGCCGATGAGCCCGATCACCGACTTCAACCCGACCGCCCGGAACGATGCGCGGAAGGACCCGCGGTACCCGGCGGTGCTGGAGCAGGTGAAGAAGATTGCCTGGCCGAGGGGGAACCCGATGGTGCCCGGTACCTACGCCGACACCCTGGCGACGGACGTGATGGCCGCTGTCCGGCGTGAGGAAGGTCAGCACCGGCTCATCACCCACCACACCTACAAGGGCCCCGGCCCCTGCCAGGCCACCTTCTACGGCGCTGGCGCCTGTGGCTACCCACAGTCCGAGCACGCCTTGGTCGAGGAGCCTGCCGACGACGGCTGACGGCCCGCCAACCAACGCCCCATCACCCGTTCGGGTGACGTCATGTGCCAGGGGCGATTTCCGGGGCAGACGAGCAGAACCCCCCACACGCTCAAGTCTCAATCGACGAAAGAGGACATCGCCGTGGGCTGCCATGGACGTACGGCGGCCCCGGACAGCGGGTGGAGGGTGCTGTCCGGGGCCGGCCGGTTGGTCAGGCTGGACCGGGGGAGGAACCACCTGACCGTCTCGCGCGATCAGAGTGCGGAAACCGCGCCGCAAGGGCAGTCACCGACCCCGGCCGCAGTGCTCGGGAGTTTCCCTCGGTGCTCCGGCGGCAAGCGAAGCGGAACGAAGCCGAGCTGCGAAATCCGCACCGAAACACGGATTACGGCAACGTCCCTACTCCGCCCTGGCCGGAGCCCCGACGAGGGCAACAGAACAATCCCGTGGGGCGATATGACAGATGCCCGCACATCGCCTGGAAGGCTTGTCCTGCCGGTGACCGCCACGCCTGCTTCCCGGCAGGTCAGCGGCGACCACGCCCCAAGCTTGAGGCTTCAACCGCCCGAAATCTACGCACAGTTTTTATTACGAAACCCGTCGCCAATATTTAGACTCCACACCGCGATACGTTCGCACTACACCGGGGGGAACTGCCGCATGACAGCGAACAGGAAGGCTTTGAAGGCGCTGCTGAAGGAGCGTCGGGCACTCATCGATCCGGAAGCCCACGGATTCGCAAAGGCCCAAGGCCGCGGCCGCCGCGCGCAGGGCCTGTCGCAGCACCAGGTCGACGACCTCCTCGGCCGCGCCCGCAACTCTTACAACCGGCTCGAGACCGGCGCGGTGATCCCGACGGTCGAATACCTCGCCGAAGTCGGCCGCCTCTTCGGTCTCAACGAACAGGAATGGCGCAGCGTATGCCGGTTCGCCGGCATCGGCGACCCCCGGGCCCGCTCTACCAGGACTCCGGACTCGAGGTCCCAGGCGTGTGGCAGGAAGCCGTCGACGGCATATCCCACATGGCCTACATCACCGACGCGTCCTGGAACCTCCTCGCCCACAACCAGGTCTGGGCCGACCTGTTTCCCGGCGGCCGGGCCCCCCGCAACACCATGCGATGGATGCTCCTCGACCCCGACGGACGCGACACCCTCATCGACTGGAAGACCGCCTGGGCCCCCCTCGTCGTCCCCCAGCTCAAGGCCGCACTCTCCGCCCGCCCTGAAGATGAAACGCTTCTGCAGATCGTCAAGGAAGTCACCGCCGACCCCGACCTGCGCCCGCTGTGGGATGCCGGCGGAGCTCATATGCACCCCGACGGCGACGAACGCCCCATACGACACAACCTTCTGGGCCCCGGACACGTCACCATGTGTGCAGCAGAACCCATGACAGCGCCCGGAGCACGCCTGATCGTTCTCATCTTCCACCCCGGCACGAAGAAGGCCCACTCCAGAGTCCCGATGCTCCGCGCACGTGACGTCTGACCTGTGATCAGGGGGAACGCCGACACCTAGCTGGCGTACGGTGTCGGCACCCCCCACACCGACCAGCCATGTGCGGAGGCCCATCGTGCCCGTCTACATCTCCCGACCCCACACGATCCTTCCCGACCACAAGGTGTCGACCAGCGAGATCGTCGACGACATCCTCACGCACCACCCCGAACACCCCCGACGGGCCGCGATCCCCCGCATCATCAGCGCACTGCGCGTCGACACCCGATACTTCACCCAGCCCCTCACCGCGCCCACCATCTCCGGCACCGCGTCCATCGAAGAACGCTCCACCACCGCGTTCAACGACGCGCTCGAGATGGCCACCCGCGCCGGGCGGACCGCCCTCACCACAGCCGGCCTCCACGCAGGCCCAGACCCCGGGGCGTATGCCGGCGTCGACGCGATCGTCACCACCCACTCCACCGGCTGGGCCGTCCCCAACCTGGACATCCACCTCATAGACCGGCTCCGCCTCGCCCCGACCGTCCGCCGCATCGCCCTGACAACCCTCGCGTGCGCAGGCGGCACCCAGGCCCTCATCCGCGCCATCGACCTCGTCACCGCCCGCCCCGGCACTCGCGTCCTGGTCGTCGCCGCAGAGGTCATCTCGAGCGTCTACAACCACCACGACACCAGCATTGAGGCGATGATCTACAAGGCGTTGTTCGGGGACTCCGCCGCCGCGTGCATCGTCTCCGACCATCCGCTCGGCCCCAGCCTCCGCATCGACGACCCCGACGACACCCTCGAGTTCGTCCTCCCCGACAGCGTCGAGCGCTACAGCGGCCGGATCGACGGCACCGGCTTCCACTTCGACTCCACCAAGCAGGCGCTCACGGCCGCCGACGACGTCCTGCCGACCGTCCTCAACTGGCTCGGCGACTCCCCCGTCGACTTCACCGCCATCCACCCCGGCAGCCCCCGCATCATCACCGACACCGCCACAGCGCTCGGCCTCGACGACGCGGCGGCCCGGCACTCCTTCACCACCCTCGCCGACGAAGGCAACCTCGGCGGCGTCAGCATCCTCCGCGTCCTCGAGCGCACCCACGCCGACCCGCCCCCGGCCGGCGCCCGAGGCGTCGTCATCGCCTACGGGCCCGGGTTCGCCGCCGCAGCCCTCCGCGGCACCTGGCACGCCTGACCCACCGGCACTGTCAGTGGCCCGTGCGAGCCTGTACGAGCCCGGCGGCGCCCATCACCTCGAAGCCGATGCGAACCGCCGGGCACACCCATCTCGAGCGGAGGACGTCGTGGAGAGCTACAGGCTGCAGTGGACCAAGGCCGGCAGAGACGAGCGGCAGGAGTCAGCCGTCTCCTACAGCGCGGCGGCCGCCGAGGACTACAAGGCACTGAAGGAAGCCGAGGAAGGCGTCTCCGACGTGGAGATCGTGAAGGTCAAGCCGGGCAACTAGCCCCAGCAGTCCCCAGGCCTCTGCTCGCGAACCGTCCCACTTTCAGGGCGGATTGTCAGTGCCGCGTGCAACGCTCGCCGGATCTCGCGGCCAGCCCGGTCGCCGACCGGAAGGAACCCCATGAGCAACCTCGACTGGCGCACGGCCGACGTCACCCTCACGGAGGGCCTCGTACCCGACCCGAACGCCGGCCACGTGATGATGAAGGAAATCCGCAGCGCGCACGTGGCTGTCGAGGGTTCCTTCCTCCACATCGACCCGCAGGCCGGCAAGGAGGCGTACCCCGGCCAGGGTGAGCGGCAGGTGACGATCGTCTCGGCCTCCGCCGTGAAGACGGTCAGCTACAGGGTTCCCGCCCCTGCCCCCGCCGCCCCCCAAATCTTCTGACCCACGCAACTGAGCGCCCGCCCCGGGCAGCACTCGGGGCGGGCGCTCTGCATATGCCTGCGTTATTCCTGCACGACCCTGTTGCGGGTGGGGTGCCTGGTGGCAGGGTGGGGGAACGCGGTCCTCCGCATTGCGACTCCCCCCGGAGTGGACCGCGCCCGGCTCCGCCCTGCGTACGCGCGTGGGCGGGGCCGCGCCGCCTCCCGGCTCCCCACGGGAGGCCAGGCGCATGCCCGGACCGCCCCCCGTACGAGGGGTCAGGTCTCGCTGGGCAGTAGCCGGTTGATGGTGCTGCGGGAGATGCTGGTGGTCTGCTGAACCTCGGTGCGGGTCAGCCCCGCGTCCTGGACGGCCCACGTGATCAGCGGGTCGCGACGGTCGCGGACGTCGGCCCACGCGGTCAGCAGGTCCCGGGCCACCATCTGGGCCGTGCTCTCGCCCTTCAGACCGCCGTACGACGGCTGCTCCCAGGCCGGGTGGATCGGTGAGTCTGCCGGGTCAGGGGCGAACGCGAGCGCCGCCCGCAGGCCTTGGGTGATGAGCCGCCGGTACCGGGTAGCGACCGCAGGGCCAAGGCAGGCGCACATGGCGCTGCGCCCGTCCGACGCAGCGCGGGCGGCGTCGATCTCCTCCCCGGTCGCGTAGACCTCGAGTTTGTCCACCAGCTCCAAGGACGGTTCCGTATTCCAGTCCTGTTCCTCCTCGATCTGCTGGATCGTGGAATCGACGTCATACAGCGTGGAGCGCAGGTCCCGGACGACCGCGAGGTAGCGCAGCGTCTTGACCCACGGCTCGATCTGGGTGGCGACGAGAGCGCCCCGCTCCTTGGCCTTGGCCTGTTCAACTTCCAGCTTGCACACGGCGAGGCGCTGACGGCCGTCCATGAGGTCGAGTCGCACGCCGTGCGCCTGCCACACGCCTGCTCCCTCGGGCCAGTTGAGCATGCCGACGGTCTGGATGACGTGGACGCCGTGGTCGCGGGGGGTGGTGGTGATGTCCATGGGGCGGGTCCTGTCGGTCGCGGGGGTCAGAGGCCGAGCTGGGCGCGGAGCTTGTGGGCGAGGTCGATGACCGCCTGCACTGGCAGGTCGCGGGCGCCCTGGTACTGGACGCGGACCTGGCCCCGGTCGAGGAGGGTGACGCCGCTGATCGTGGGGGCGGCCTCGTCGTGGGGGGTGTCGCAGAAGACGATGCGGGCGGATTCCAGGACGGTCAGGGTGTGGCGGCGGGCTCCTTCGTCGGTGATGCCGTCGATCTGGTCGGCCAAGAGGGGGGCGAGGTTGCTGACGGTGGTGATGTTCCCGGATGCGTTGCGACGGGCCTTGACCGTGGGGGTCAGAGTCACGGCGTCTGCCGCTCCGGCGGGAGTCCAGGTGTAGGTGGCGGCGAGGTCGAGCGTGTCGGTCACGGGGGCCTTCTTCCTGGTGCGCATGGAGCCGATGGCGATGCGGGCGGCGAGGGAGGCGGTGTCGATGACCCAGCGGCCGGCCTGCTTGACGGCGGAGACGGCTCCGATGCGGCACCAGGTGCGGATGGTGGCGACGGTGACCTTGGCCTGCGTGGCGGCGGCGGTGGTGTTCATCAAGTCCCCCTGTATCGATTGATACGATTCTAGCGTATCGAACGATACAAGCACAAGAGAGTGGTGGAGTGCGCCACCCGAATCGCCCACCTCCCCAACCACCCAACCCCACTCACTCCACGCATCCCGTCCACGCACAGACAGTTATCGAAACGGTGTTCCCTATGTCGGGGTTGGCGGGCTAGTGTCCACGTCAAGCAAGATCCCGTCCGTGGGGAGCACCACATGCACGCTGTCGAAACCGCAGGTCGGCCCGGGCGTCCCCCCGGCATCCACGCCGACAAGCACGGGCTCACCGCCCGGCAAGCCGCGATCATCTCCTTCATCGAGCGGGAGGTGTCCCGCCAGGGCTACCCGCCGTCCATGCGGGAGATCGGCGCCGCGGTGAATCTCAGCAGCACCTCGTCCGTCGCCCACCAGCTCATGGCACTGGAACGCAAGGGCTTCCTCTTCCGCGACCCCCACCGCCCGCGCGCCTACCGCGTGCGCTCGCAGGATCACGACGCCACCACAACGCCCCCGGAGAGCGGGCACAACCTGGCCCAGGTGCCGCTCGTCGGCCGGATCGCGGCCGGCGCGCCGATCCTCGCCGAGGAAACGGTCGAGGACGTCTTCTCCCTCCCCCGTCAGCTCGTCGGGGAGGGGCAGCTGTTTGCGCTGAAGGTGGTCGGCGACAGCATGATCGACGCCGCGATCTGCGACGGCGACATCGTCACCGTCCGCAAGGCCGAAACCGCCGACCACGGCGACATCGTCGCCGCCATGCTCGACGGCGAAGCCACCGTGAAGCGCCTGCGCCGCGAGAACGGCCGGGTCTGGCTGATGCCCCACAACCCCGCCTACGACCCGATCCCCGGCGACGACGCCACGATCCTCGGCAAGGTCGTCGCCGTCCTGCGCTCCCTCTGACCGACCGCTGGCGCGCCCTGCCCTGTACCGGCCTCGGGGAACAGCGGAGCAGCCAGTAACGCTAAGCCGGTCTCCGCAGGTAGAGGCGCCTCGATCGGGTCTCTCAGAACGGCCTCGCAGAACTCGCCGGTTGTGAGAGGGGTTCTGCGAGAACCGACCTGGGCAAACGCGCTTGGCGACGACCAGGAAGAACAGTTCTCACAATCGGTCGTATCTGCGAGACCCACAAGCGGAACCCTCGCTACCGCTAACCACTGTTCCGTTGGTCCCCACGGCCGTATTCCTGCACGACCCTGTTGCCTGTGGGGTGTTTGGTGGCAGGGTGAGCGGTACGTGGTCCTCCGCATTCGCGACTCCCCCCGGAGAAGGACCGCTCTGGCCCCGCCTGACGCCGACAGGTGGGGCCGCGCCCCCTCCCGGCTCCCCACGGGAGGGTATGGGCGCGCGCCCCGGCAGCGGTGGGTGTCAGCAGTTGTAAGTCGTGCCGTCGGCGGCTGTGTTCCAGTTGCAGGTGCTGATGCTGCCGGTGGCCGTGTTGTCGTCCGGGCTGCCGGGCTTCTTCAGCCGCAGGTCGGGGTTCTTCGCGGTGCTGGTGTTGAGCAGGACGTGGCGGGCGTAGCCGCGGTAGATGTGGTGTGCGCCGGTGCTGTCGCGGTAGTGGCGGCCGCTGCCGGTGTGCACGAAGGCCCTGGCTCCGGCCGGCAGGTAGTAGGACGGCAGCGCACGCCCGTAGGTGTTGGTCGTGATGTCGGGGACGTAGCCGCTGGTGTTGACGGTCCTGGTGGTGACGTTCTTGATGACGAAGTACTCGCCGTTGAGGTTCAGCTGGGTGCCGTCACGGGTGTCGGCGCCGGCGGCGTTCGGCCGCACCTGGGTGATCATCAGCGCGCCGGTGGTGGAGGCGGCCTGGCTCGGCGTGGCCAGGGCCACGAGCGCGAGGGCGAGTGCGGTGGAAGCGAGTGCGGCAGTGCGTACGGTGAGGTTCACCAAACGCCTTTCTGTCAGTGAAGGAACCGGGGGGTGGCGCGACGGGGGCGATCTTCGCACCGGAAGAGTGCCGAAGGTGCGGAAACCGGCGAGTAGGACCAAAAAGGTGCGCATGGAGCGGTACGTGTGGCGCCTGGCCTTCTAGTCCGCGAGTACGGCGGATGTCGGCATACACGCACTCGGACCCCGACTCATCCGGCGCCAATGGTCGTGCACCGCCTCCGCGGCCAAGTGGACCTTGGCGCTCAGCCCGCCGCGTGAGCGTCCCAGCGCATGATCGGCGGGCTCGCCAGAACGGGGCACCCCTTTTTGCGTGCTCCAGCGCCGTGACTTGGCTGGTTTTTCCGGTCCCTTGACGTGCTGCGCGTTCCTACTCTCATGAAGTCATTAACGTGTACACGACAGGACCGAAATGGGGGATTCATGAGATTCCGATCGCTAGTCGCTGCTACCGCAGCGATGCTGGGTATCGCCTCTCTCACTGCTACTTCGGCAAGCGCGAGTAGCACGGAGGCCAGCGCAGTCACTTGCAGCGGCTGGCCGGTTGCCAGCATGGTCTCGTTCGACAGGACGAAGCAGGGCCAGTACTCGTACATCCGTACTGGGCCCTACGGACAGTGTGACGTCGTGGCGCGCCTGGGGCCCGGCTCGTTCGTCGATGTGGCTTGCTACGTCACGAATGACTATGGCAACACGTGGTCGTACGCGCACATCAATGACGGCACCCGCCGCTACTGGGGATACATCTACGACGCCAGTCTTGAGGGGGGCGGCGCTGGCGCTCGCTGCTGATTCGGCGGGAGCACAGGGCGGGTACCGACGAACGGCCCGGCGGGACCTGCCCTGTGCGGGTGCGGTCGGGGCCCGCCTGTCTGGCTGCGGAACGCGTGCGATCACCAGATCCGTCTGCATAGCCTGAGGTCAGAACCCCAGGGGGGCTCCTGGAGGTACTGATGCCCGGTCGACCTATCTGGAGCGGGGCCGTCAGTTTTGGGTTGGTCACGATCCCCGTGCGGCTCGAACCTGCGACCGAATCGCACGGCATCAGCTTCAACCAGATCCACCTCGCCGACGGCGGACGGATCCGCTACCGCAAGGTCTGCGAGATCGACGGCAAAGAGCTGACCCAGGACGACATCGGCAAGGGCTACGAAGTCTCCAAGGACAACGTCATCCCCATCACGGACGACGAGCTGGCCCAGATGCCGCTGCCGACCGCGAAGGCCATCGACATCGTCGCGTTCGTCGACCGCGAGAGCATCGACCCGATCCAGCTCGGCGAGGGCAACTACTACCTCACCGCCGACAACCCCGTGTCAGCCAAGCCCTACGTCCTGCTGCAGAAAGCACTCGAGCGCACGGACAAGGTGGCCATCGCCAAGTTCGCCCTGCGAGGCCGCGAACGCCTGGGCATGCTCCGAGTCAAAGGCGACGCCCTGCTCCTCAACGCCATGCACTGGCCGGACGAGATCCGGTCCTCCGAACCCCTCACCCCCGGCGAGAGCGACATCAGCGAGCAGGAGATCGAAGGCGCCCTCGCGCTCATGGACACGATGAGCGTCGAGCACCTCGACGACCTGGAGCTCACCGACCACTACCGCGAAGCGCTCGCTGAGATCCTCGAAGCCAAGGCCGAGGACCGCGAGCCCCGGCCGGTCGAGGCCGAGGAGGCGCCGACGGGACGCGTCGTCGACCTCATGTCCGCGCTCGAGGAATCCGTCGCCAAGGCCAAGGCCTCCCGGGAGGCCACCGGCACCGACGCCACCGTCCACGAGATGCCGAAGCCGAAGAAGACCGCGGCCAAGAAGACGGCCGCCAAGAAGACCACGGCGAAGAAGACCGCCCGGAAACGGGCGTCCTAGGTTCCAGCGGTGGGGGCGCACCGGACGCCGCGGTCGTGTCCTGGCGGACCGGTCGCCCGTTGAGCCTGGCGTGGAGACTGCTGAGCCGGTGACCGGCGACTACCCGACCGAACCCCGCCTGCCGCTGCTCACCGCCGCCGAGGCACGGGAAGCGGTCGGCTACCTGAACCTGCTGGAGACGCTCGACCTCACACCCAGGGGCCAGGCGGCCGGCCAGCTCGCCGCGGACCTTGCCCGCCGCATCCCCTCGCCGTAGCCGCAGACAGCACAGGCCACGCCTACGGGGTCCCGCCGCCCGGCAGCTTCCTCGCCGGCGGCGGCCTGTCGATCCCGAGGCTCCCCCACGGATTGCAGATCTCGCACATCTCCAGGTCGGGGAACTCCTGAAACGCGGTGATCACCTCATCCTTACCGAGAAGCCCCATACCTTTCCCCATGCGGCAGCCGCCGCGGTGCAACATCGGATGACCCTCGACCGCGCGGGCCGGCTGCAGCTTCCACATCATCTCGGCCCGCGCGACCTCCCGGCGCCGCTGCTGCTCCCTCTCCTCCGCCTCCAGCTCCCGGATCGTCCGGTCGGCGACGTTGAGCTGCCACTGGAGCCACTCGCGCAGCGTGCGCTGCTTCTCCAGCCGCTGGGATATCGGGAGCTGGTGCACGACCGTCTCCTACGCGGCCACGGCGATGTCGACGGCCGGCACGGCGTCGGGGTGGTGCTTGAGCTCCATGCGCGCCTGGACCCGCTTCTCACCCTCGAGCGTCTCCCAGTGCGGGTGCGTGGACACGGCAAGGGAGAGCTCGAGAACGAGAGCCTGGAGCCGGGCCACCTCCGTCTTCTGCTCGTCGGTGTAGCCGGGGCTCGGCTCGCGTCCGCCAGTGACCTCACCGGTGTGGGGGTGCACCTGCCCGGGCCAGCCGTCCAGCGGCTCCACCGACCACGGCAGGGTGCGGCACAGTGCTTCGTACTCGGCTCGGGCCTGGTGAAGGCGGAGCTGGGCGTCGATCAGGTCTTGCGGGAAGGTACCGGCCACGGCTGGAATGATACGCCTGTTCGAATACCGAGGTCGGGGCGACCCCGCAACACGCGGCAGAATCACTCGGCTGGGCGCCCTCGCCGCCACATCTCCGACGCGGACAGTAGGGGTGTCGCTGGCGGCGGATCGTCACGGAGGGTACGAGCATCGGCTAACGGACCGCTGCTCGTACCCCAAGCCCGCCGCACGGTGCGGCGTCACCATCCAGGCTCGACAATGGAGGGACTAGCTGCAGACACCAGGAGCCGACCGTGGGTGCAGAAAGTGACGCAAGCCGCCCTGGGCCACTCCAAGACGAGTTGGACCAGGTCATGCGGGTGATCTACGCGATCGATGCCGGTGATGACAGAAATCCGGGATGGCGCAGTCGCCTCCGCGATGCCTACCAAGACAAGGCCATACTCCTTGAAGCCGTCCACAAGGTTGACCCGACGTACCGCCCTATCGACGTTGCCAAAGGGATCGAAGATGCCAGAGGGCGCACACAGTCTCTGACCCGCGCAATCGACGAAGTCGGACCGGGTTGAGAGTCGTACCCGTCAGCGGAGCCTTAACGCAGCGGCCCGGGCGGCTGCCGACCCTCCCGCCCGCCCGGTCACCGGCCGGCCTCCCGCCACCAGCGCAGCCCCTCCGGCTCCTCGCGCTCCAGGTCGCCGTCCACTGCGGCGAGGTAGGCGCTGTAGGCGGCGGCCCGGTCCGCGGCGTACTCCCGCTGCTCCGTCGTCATCTTCTTCGTGACCCACGACCAGTTCCCCTCGAGCCACACGGTGTGCCAGGCGCCGTTCTCGACCGTGTCCCCGGCGTGAGCCCGCGCCGTACGGGCCCGGTCCCGCCCGGCGGCGGCCGCTGCCTCCCGCTCCAGAACCGTCACGTACGTCGGCCGGTACGCCTCACAGCCCGGGCACGTCACCACAGTCTCGTTCGGCAGCGCGTCGCCTTCCACGGAGCGGCCGCACAGCGACAAGCCCGTCATCCAGCCGTCCCACCGGTCATTCCACGTGTACAGCGTCAGGTGGACCAGGTCCGGCTCGTCTGGGAGCAGCAGCCGAGCGACGGGCACCAGGTAGCGGCGTCGGGGGTCGAGTTCGGTAGAGGAGGTACTCATGCTGCTCCTTCGAGGGTGGGATCAGTCCAGGTGTCGGGTCCGCTGATGGTGGCGACCCATCGGCCGCGGTACCGGCGCGGCCAGACGTGAGCGCGTGACGGCACCCCGGACGGCATGCGACGCGACCCCGCACACAGGGGCCGGCCGTGAGACCACAGGCGACCACCTGTGGTGAGAGCGATAGAGCGGCCGCAGACACCGCACCGGCCGCGCCGGCAGGTCACCGGCGGACCGTCCTGCGAGGAGCGCCATGCCCTCGGCGGAGGGCGCGCTCGAGCTGGTCGGCTATCAGCATCATCACAACTGCGATGAGAGCCGTGGCCCAGATCGGGGTCTCCCACGAGATGCAGGCGATACCGCCGACGAGGACGAAGAGGGTGTAGACGACGGGACCGCGGGATTTGGCGAACACGAAGCCTCCCAGGAACGGGATGTGACGGGTAGTAAGGGGACGGCCGGTCTCGGGCCGTGAGGACTGTCTAAGATGTCCGCTTCGAGGGCAGCTTGTTGTCACGCTGCGTGCGACTGCTCAGCCTTCCGGGAGGCCCGCCACGCACGGTCGAAGGCATTCCGACCCTCCCTGCACGCGTCGCACGGCTGCTCACCACGACGGACGTGAGCCATGAATCCGGCTCGATCGCCGTGCCGTTGCGGCCGGCCATCCAGGATCCCGGCCCGGCACGCCAGCAGCACAGCGTGGGTCATGTTGCGAGCACCCAGCTTTCGGGACAGCCGCAGAGCCATCTTGGACACGCTCTTCTCGGCGTAACCCAGCCGCTTCGCGATCGACGCGTATGTCTCTCCGTACGCGGCGCCCTGCAGAACAGCCAGCTCGTTGTCGGTCAGGTACGGGTCGGGCCCGCCACCAGCCGATGACGGGCCCGCCTTGGTGGACGTGCTCACACGCCTCTCCTCACCGGCTCCGGGACCTCCACCAGCGTGCGGGTCCCGGCGAACTCAACGAACTTCGCCTCGGGCATCCACCAGCACTCACAGCCCCAGACCACACCCCCGCCGTCCAAGTCCAGGCGCGGGTTCTTGTCCATCTCCTCGAGAAGGTCAGTGACCTTCTCCTCCATCGGACGGGCCTGCGCCTCCTCGTACAGGCGCCGGGACTCCACCAGCTGAGCAGTCATCTCCCTGGGGTTACCTCCCCGGCAGCCACCTGCTTCTCCAGGCGCTCCTGCACCCACGCCATCATGACGTCGACGCCGTGCCGCTCCTCGCCCTCGACGATCGCTCGCTCCGCACTGGCTCGCTCAGCGGCCGACCAGTTCCCCGAGCCCGGGCGTGGAAAGTCACCGGCGTACACGCCCCGCCCAAACAGGTAGACCGTGTCGTCCGTCGCGTTCCGTACGGCCACGATGCGGGATCCAACAGCCCATGCGCTCATCAGACGGCTCCGTTCTGGTACCAGGCGGCGAGGTTGTACTTGTCCTCCCGGTGCGGCATGACGATTCGGCCCTTGCGGAGGCTGTAGCCGATGACCGTGCCGGGCTGCATGTGCGGGTTGCCCTGCGAACGGGTTCCGCAGGTGGTGCCGCAGACGTCGCCTTCGTGGCGGCCGTGTTCGCACCGGTCGAAATCGCCGATCAGCCCCGCCCAGGGGCAGTTGGTGTCCGAGTGGGTCGAGACGGGCTTGTCGGTGCGGGCGAGAGCGTGCTCGATGCCTGCGATGGCCGCAGTCACCTTGGCGTGGAGCGGGGAGTAGAAGACTTCGGTGGCGCAGTGGAGGGCGGCGTTCGCATGCGCGTGGGCGGACAGGTGGGACTGGGCGTCGATGAGGGCGAGCCGGGCCTTCTCCAGCTCGCGGCGAAGGTCGGTGATGGTCGGGTCGGTCATCGGGGGCTCCGGTGGATGTGGTGGGCGAGGAGGAGGCCGAGCGGGAGGGCGGCGGGTGGCCAGAGGGCGAGCCAGGCCCAGCCGCTCACCGCGGGCCCTCGATGGGCGTGTGCTCGACGGTGCGGGTCTCGCTGGCGTCGACCCGAACGACGCGAAGGGGCATGACGCACTGGCTCAGCTCGGTCGACTTCCAGGCGTGCGCCTCGTCGGCGTTCTGGAAGCCGTGGCTGAGCTCGAACCAGCGCCCGCTGGGGTTCTGCGCCTCGATGACCCACCGGGTGCTCTGCGTGATCTCGCTGCTGCTCGCCTCGGCGGGTTGTGCTTCGGCCGGCTGCTCGACGGCGGGCCGTCCGGGGCAGTCAACGCCGCCTTCCTCGGGGCTGAGTGTCCATGTGTGTGGGGCGTGGGGCTCGCTGCGCCAGCACTGCGCCGTGTCGTCGGCAGCGGCGGTCTGTCCGGCGAGGTCGTCGCGCAGTACGGCGGCCTGGTCGGGGTCCAGCTCCAGCCAGTACGGCTCACGGTCGGGTCCGGATAGGCAGATTGTGGTGGTGTCGTCGTCGCCGTAGAGGACGTCGTTGAGGCCCCAGCGGAGCGGGACGGGATCGTCGGCGGTCGTCGGGTCGGGCTGCTCGGCGGCGGTCTGTCCGGCGGCTTGGCGGGCGGCGTCCCGGGTGTGGCGGGCGACGGCGATTAGGTGGTCCCGAAGGAACCCGTGCTGCTGCTCCCAGGTGTTCGCGGCGTAGTTGAGCAGCTCGGCGAGCGCGCGGTCGCGTGGGCTGGGCTGGCTGCACAGCAGCATGTCGGCGGCGAGGGCGACGAGTTCGACGGGCGTCTGGTCGGTCACGTCTTCTCCTGGGGGTCGGTACGGTGGAGGGGATGGCCGCCCCGCACTACCGATGCGGGGCGGCCGTCGTGCGTCACGAGGCGGGTCAGGCGGCCACTGCGACCGAGCACGGGTCGTTGCCGTACTCACCGTCCGGCTGCCGCTGGCAAGAGCACGCGAACTCCTCGCGGATGTGAGAGCAGCGCTCCCGACCCGGGATCTCGTCGCCGTCTTCGGTGAAGTAGTCGTCACAGTCGCGCTCGAAGCAGTCGACCGAGCCGACCCAGACGGGCACCCGCTGGTGCTCGACACCGGGGGTGGGAACAATGCCGTGCTGCGGCCGGATGTGGTCGCGGCCCTCGCAGCGACTCCAGGGCACCATGTCGCCGTGCTCGGCCGAGCAGGCCAGGCAGGCGTTACCGGCAGGGGCTTCGAGGCAGATGCGGCCGTCGTCGCTGACGGGGTGCACATCGCACCAGGCATCCCAGGCCGCGCCGTCGGTCTCGCTGTCGGGCTCGGCGCCGTGCTTGCAGTAGGTGCTGTCGGCGTTCCAGTAGAAGGCGCCGGGCTCGTGGGTGTCGGTCACGGTGGGGTTGTCCTTTCGCGCGGGTCGGGTGGAACCGGATCAGGCGGTCAGGCGTTGGGGTGCTGGCCGCCGGCAGCGCGGAGCAGCTGCATGAGGTCGTCCATCCCGGCGGGCCCGAGCAGGTTGGCCACGGTCATGGAGTTGCGCGTCCAGTCGACGAGAGGAGCCGCCTGCTCGGCTGCGCCGCTGGCCTCCGCCTCCGCCTTGAATGAGGCCAGGGCGGGGCCGTCGTGGAGGGCGAGGATCCACCGGTACGGCGAGTCAGTGCTGACCTCGGCGGGCAGCTGGAAGACGTGCAGGCCGGGAACGGGTACGAGCGCGTCCACGGTGATGGGGCCTGCCGAGGTGTCGACGGTGTGGGGCTGGGTGGCGGGCTGGTAGGCCATGGGGTTGTCCTTTCGCGCGGGTGGGGTGGAACCGGGGAGGATGAGGTCACGCCGCTGTCGGCACGTCGAACGTCATCTGCCGCCAAGAGGGCGGCGTGTCGCAGATCCGGCGGTACCAGGCCAGAGCGCCTTCCTTGCAGTTCGCGCAGGTCTTCGCTTGGTGCGTGCACTGCGGCAGACGGATCTTGCGTTTGCGGTATCCGTAGGACCACGCTTGAGAGTCGGCCGATACGAGCTGGTCGCCGTAGATACCGAGGCCGCCGGTCTTGACGCCAAAGCCGTGCAGTTTGATGCCTTGGCCGTGGAAGTAGTCGACTATCTCGGCGATCTCTTCAGTGTTCTCGCGCCGGCAGACGGACCCGAGGCCGATCACAGGCTCGGCCGCTAGGTCGATGCCGGCCTCTGTGTAGAGACGTGCGCAGTGCTTGTAGTCCTCGAACCTGTTGCCTTGCAGGACGAGGATGAATGGAATGTCCGGTGCCAGGCGGCGCAGTTCGAGGGCGTTGGCGACTGTCAGGCGCTGGTGGATACGCACCGCGGTGGTCAGGTCCTGCTCCGGATCTCCGGGCTTCAGACCGCGCAGCTCGCGTGTGCCGACGAAGTGCTGGCCCTTGAACCATCCGCCACGGATGACGGCTTCCTCGCACATGTAGTCCTGCGGAGCTGCCCACAGCATTCGATCCGGGCCGAGCTGGGTGCGAATGCGGCGGATCAGGGCCACGTATTGGGCTGCGGTGATCCTCCACCGACCGTGTTTCTGCAGTTCAGTGAAGCCGCCGGAGTCGACACAGAAGTCGTGAAGGGCGGGCGGCCATGGGCTGATGCGCCGGAGGAAGCGCTGCAGCGCAATGAAGAGGACCACGTCGTCCAGGCGGGGGTCAGGATCCTGAAGCCAGTGCGCTTCGGGTGTCCCCAGCAGTAGCCGGGCCCTCACGACATCACCGGCCGGCGACCACGGCCTATCGCCCACAGCAGGGCGACAGCAACCATCGTCATCTCCGCCTTGGCCACGATCTGTCCGGGCAGGTACTCCAGGCTTCCGAATGCCAGGTGCAGGAACAGGACCGAGTCGATGACCAGACCGATCGCGTTCGAGGCGACGACTGCGCTGAGCATTCCCTGCTGTCGGAGCTGCGTGTAGACGTACATGTCGGCCAGCTCCGCTACGGCGAACGCAACTGCTGAGGCCGTGGCCAGCGTCGGGTCCGCAAGGAGGTACGACAGACCGGTACCGGCCGCTATGGCACCGACGACCAGCCACCGGCCGCCGTACTCGTGCACCAGGTCCCGGAGCACGAGGGCGAGACCCACCATGAATACGCCAGCAGGGGCGGCGAGACCGAAGCCGATGGGGACTGCCCCGTAGTGGGCTACCAGGACGTTGGCGGCAGGGATGGTTGCGATGTAGCCGGTGAGGGCGAGCGGGCCGTAGAGCTTCACGGGCGGGTTCTCCTTCGTCGGGGTCGTCAGAAAGGCCAAAGGCCGCGCGCCCCGGGAAGGGGGGGGTTCGGGGCGCGCGGCCGGGTGTGGGCGGCACTCGGCGGACAGGGGGCGCACGGAAGTGGGGTCGTGCGGGCCGTGTCCGGGTGCCTGCCCGGTGCCCTCCCCGGTGGGGGTTGGGGAGGGCGGGCGGCTCCCCTGGGGGGTGGGGAGCCGGTCTGGGGGGCTAGCTGACGCGGATGGAGTAGTTGGTGACGCGGTACTCCGGGAAGTCGGCCCACTTCATGGCGTCGGTCGCGGCGTCGCGCCGGAGGATCCGGCGGGCGGCCTCAATGTGGACGTCGTCCTCCGGGATGTCGCTGAGGGTGCAGACGGTGTAGCCGTTCGGGTCGATGAGGGTGACGGTGGCCATGGTGTTTTCCCCTTCCGTCCCTGGGCTTTAGCCCGGGTGGGTCGTTGTCGGCTCCACCAGACTACCCATAATCCATTGCGTGCGCAATGGATTATGCAAGGTGGGATGCACGACCACAACGAAGGGGCCCGACCCCACCCGGGACCGGACCCCTCGCCCAACACCACCCCTCAGAAAGGAGGTTCGGCCTCCCCTCCCCCACCCCACGACCCGCCACCAACACCCTGCCCGCCCCCGTGAGCACCCGGAGTCGACGACGACCACGGATCCTCCACCGACGCCGCCCCCTGCTCCCTACGCGCCGCCTCGTACGCCCCACGACCACCACCGCCAGCCGGGTTCTTCGTCACCTGAGCGGTCGCCGACTTCAGCGACGGACCCAGCTCGAGGACGTCGAGCTCGTACACCGTACGTTTCACACCCTCGCGGTCTTCGTAGGACCGCTGCTTCAGCTGGCCCTGCACGATCACCCGCATCCCACGCTGCAGGGACTCCGCCACGTTCTCTGCGGCCTGCCGCCACACCGAACACGTCAGGAACAGGCTCTCGCCGTCGCGCCATTCGTTGCTCTGCTTGTCGAACGTCCTCGGGGTGGAGGCGATACGGAACTTCGCCACCGCCGCCCCACCCGGCGTGAACCTCAGCTCGGGATCGTCCACCAGGTTCCCGACCACAGTGATCACAGTCTCGCCAGCCATCAGGCCGCACTTCCCATCTCGTCTCGCCGCAGCTCCCGCTGCGGTACGAACACGCGCCTCCACGGCGCGCGCCGGCCCTCCTGACGGGCCTTCTCCTTGATGCGCTCCCACGCACGACTGACGGCGGCAGCCGACATGTCGAGCTGTTCCCCGATCTCCTCTGGGGTCTTCGACGTCCACTCCATGAGGTGCGCGATCGCTTCACGGCGACCAGCGGTGTCCAGGACGACGGACTCGCCCATCAGGAACCGCGGGACAGCGTCCGGGCCGTCCGCCGGGGTCGGCGCCGGAGCGTCGATCTGCGGTACCGCGCGCGGGTCATCGATCATGTCGTCGTCCCACGCCAGCGGCGGTGCCCAACCGTTCCGCTCTGCCAGGCGGCGGGTCTTCCACGACGTCCCTGTGCGCATCGACAACTGGTCGTATGCCGCTCGGATCCCGTCATCTGCGCCAACCTTGAGCGTCGACCACGCCCCTGCGGCCAAGGCGCACACGGCATCACGCGAGATTCCGGCCGTCTGAGCGATCTCCCAGTTCAGATGCCCCAGTGCGTAGAGCGCACGAACCCGCCTGGTCGCACCGAACGCGGGCACGTCACCGAGTGACACCCGAACGTCCAAAGGCACTCCGAGGACCTTCTCAGCGTTGACCCGGCGGACTCGCACCTGCCCCTCGGCATAGCGTCGGATCGTGGACGCCTCGAGGCCCGCCTCGCGGGCAATCTGCGTCGGGGTGAGACCTCGGGCCACAAGGTGCCGGACATGTTCCGTGACCGGACCGGCAGGTACCGAGCGTGGCCGGCCCGCCATCTTCTCCAGCTTCCGCTGGGCATCCGCCCGGGTCGCCGCCTTCGTGCACTGCGGGCAGCGGCAACCGTAGGCGTACCTGTTCGCGTGGCCGTGAGGGGGAAGCTGCCTGGTCATGCCGCCACCTCCAGCTCCGCGATGCCCTGCTCGGCGGCCGCCGTTCGCAGCCACCGGTACACCGCGTCCGTCCCGACACCCAGGCGCCGAGCGATCTCCACGCCGGTCATCCCCTCGGCCTTCCATGCCGTGATCTGGTCGGCGTTCTTCTCGAGGCACTCCCACGCCACTGAACGGCGCACCGGCATCTGCCCCCTCGATGCCTTCCGCTTCAGCGCCCTGCGTTCCTTGTGGGTGAGACCGCCAAGGACGCCGTCGTTCTGCTCCGTCTCCAACGCCCACTCCAAGCACTGGCGGCGTACCGGGCAGGCGAAGCAGACGCGCTTCGCTTCGGATGTCCTGTCCTTTGCTCCGCTGCGGGGGGTGTCCGGGAAGAACAGGTCGGGGTCGACGGTCCGGCAGGCCGCGAAGTCCTCCCAGCGGCCGGTGACGGCGAGAGTTATGGGGCGGCGGGTTTCGGTGGTCATTCGGTCCCTCCGAGGGCGTAGAGGCGGATCACGGCGCCGGGTACGGCGAGGGCGTCGGGGTGTTCGCCGGGTAGACCTTGCGGTTGTGGTTCTCGATCACGCGGCCGTCGTCCTCCCACGCCTTGGCCTTCGTGATGGCGTCGTACGTGGAGCGCTCGAGCTTGTCGACGTCGGGGGTCACCGCGGGGTAGGTACGGCGGCGCTTGGGGGCGTTGACGGGCTTAGGCAGGGTGAAAGTGATGTGGGCGTAGACGGGACCGGTGATGGGGCGCGCTTCGCCGCGGGCGATGGCCTGCTCAATGGCGGCTTGGACCTTCTCGCGCCAGGGCTTGACCTTGGCGGAGGACTCCCGCATGAGGGGGATGTTGCGTCCGGTCTTGCGGCTGCGCCCGTAGCCGACGGCGGTCTTGCTGCCCTGGGGGCCGGCGAGGCCGTGGACGGCGACGACGAGGGCGGGTGTGGGGTTCCAGGCGTAGGCGCTGGTGTGGTCGACGAGGGTGGGGGCGGTCACGGTGTCAGCTCCTGGAGGGGGTGCGGGCCTGGAGGGTGTAGCGGGCGTACAGGGCGTAGCCGGTGTCGACGAGGTCGATGCGCGTCTCGTAGGCGCCAGGAGGCTGGTAGCTGACCAGGCGTTCGGCGGTTCGGATTTCGCGCGCCATGCTGACGGGGCGTGAGCGGTAGATGCCGACCTCGATCCACGTGCCGGGTTGGTCGCGCATCTCTGCAGCGCGGGCGGCGTGCTTGACGTAGGGCCGCTTGGCGTGGCGTGCCATCACGCTGCTCCGGGGTACTCGCGGACGCGCAGGGCGGCGGGCCAGTCGTCCGGGTTGCCGCCCTTGGTGTCGGAGGCTTTGTTGGTGCGGGCCCAGACGGAGCCGAGCTGCTTCACGAAGGGGGCTGCGCCGGCTTCCCGCACCTGGGTGACGAGGTCAGCCGCCCACTGGGGGTGGAAGGGCGGGCGCCGGCGCCGGATTCGCCGCCGATGATGACCCAGTCGATGTCGGTGAAGTCCGCGGACGGCAGCGGCCCGAGAAGCGGTTCAGCAGACACGAACCGGATCGCGGCTGGCGTCTTCCGCAGGGCATCCAGCCTGCGGGTGTAGCCGTCGGATTCGACGCTCGTCCCGATCCACACGTTCGGCAGGGGCCATCCGCTGCGGTGGTAGATGCCGTGTTCAAGGCCGGGAACGTAGGTGGGGCTGTGCGAGGTGGCTGCCCACTCCATCGCGGATCGGAAGTGTTCGCCGGGCGGGTGGCCGGTGCCGCAGGCGCACAGGTCGGTGAGGATGCGGGCCGCCCGCTCGGGACGCTTCGTCAGGATCTGGTAGGTGTGCTGCGGGGTGGCGGCCATGACGGCGAATACGCGCGCCAGGAACTCGCGGGGCACGCGGGCGTGGAACAGGTCGCTCATGCTGTTCACGAAGACCTTGCGGGACTTCTTCCAGCGCAAGGGCTCGGTGAGGACGTCGGGGTGGACGGACAGGCCGAAGCCGGGGCCGGAGGTGCGGGGGTCGCCATCGGTCTGGTATTTCGCGGACCCCATGCCCTTGAGGCGCTTGGCCATCGTGAGGGCGTAGCAGTTGTCGCACCCGGGGCTGATGCGGTCACAGCCGGTCGTGGGGTTCCACGTCTGCTCTGTCCATTCGATGGTGGTGTCAGCCATGGGTGGTCCTTTCCGGGCGGGTCGTGGTGTGGGGAGGCCGAGATCGAGGGCAAGGGCTGTTCGGGCGGTTCCGTCGTAGGTGGGGTTGTTGATCCAGGCGGCGACTTGGGCGAGGAGGGCGCGCAGGTGCTGGACTTCGTCTTCGGAGGTCCGGAGTGCGCCGGCGAGGTCAGCCATGACGGCGCTCGGCGAAAAGGGCGGTCAGGGTGACGGTCTGCTCGGGGATGATCCGTTCCGCCTCGGCGAGGGCGGCACGGTGGTCGGGGTAGCGGTAGATGTCGGAGCGGGCGAGGGCGGTGCGGTGTACCCAGCGGGTTCCGGTCCAGACGTTGTCGTCGCGGAGGATGGCCCAGCCGTCGCCGTGGTGGTCATCGCGCTTCTCGACGAGAAGATCGGCGAAGTGGCCGTAGGGGGTTCCGGGGCAGGGGACGCGGAAGACGGTGGCCCGCTCGAGCTCGGCGACGAGCTGGGCGATGTAGTCGTGGTCAGTCACCGCTAGCCCCCGGCTGGTGCTTGGAGCACTCCCAGTTCGCGCGGATGTTCTCGCGGTAGTGCGCCATGGTGATGAGCTCCATGTAGCGGCCGGCGCGGTCGTCCTCGTCGCGCTCGCGCTTCGTCTTGCTGAGGTGCTGGTGGGCCTGCTGAGCGGTGGCGTAGACGATGCCGCGTGTAGGCACAGCCACGAGGGCGGCGACGATGCACCCGCACTTCTCGCGCTGGAGCCAGCCACAGGAGTTCAGTGGCACGGTCTTGTCGTCGATCTCGACCATGAGGGTGGTCATGACTGGGGGTGCTCCTTCGGCTCGTCGTGTTCGGCGCGGAGGTCGGTGACGTTGAGGGCCTGGGTTTCGGCTGTGGACGTGTCGGAGTGGGTGAGGGCGTCGGCGAGGGTCCGTACGGCGGGGGTGGTGGGCGTGCCGTGGGTGCTGGTGCAGTCGGTGGCGGCCAGGCGGGCGGTGTGCAGGGTGGCCGCGCTGGTGACGGTGGCGGCGTGGTGCGCGCCGTTGGGGCACGGAGTCCAGGCGGTGAACTCGGAGCGGTGGCCGCCGGCGTGGACGAGGATCGTGGTGTCGGCGAGGCGGGCGTAGGCGGTGGGGCCGGTGGCGTGCCATGCGAGGACCGGTATGGGGAGGCGGGCCATGGCGGAGGCGAGGGCGGCGCGGGCTTCGGCGAGCTGGGGGCCGGTCGGGGGCCGACGATGCGGCGTACGGGCAGGGGGTGCCGGAGGTCGACGAGGGTGAGGCGGGCCTGGTCGGCGTTGTGCGCGGTGGTCTGCTTGGTGGTGCGGCGGCGGGCGCGGGTCTTGGTGCTCACGGGTGGTCTCCGTCCGGAGGGTCCTGGGGTGGGGTGAGGCGGGTGCCGAGGCCGTGCTGGGAGAGCACGACCATGGCGGCGGCGATGAGGCCGAGTGCGGTGGCGATGGCGGCGGTCCAGGTCACGGCGCGGGGGTGGCGCGGTCCTCGGCCGCCCACTGCTCCTCGCGCTCGCGCAGGTCGCACTCGACGTTGAACGCGCCCTCGTAGTCGCGGTCCTCGCGGGCCTGGCCGATCAGCGCGTAGTACGACTCACGGACCTCCTGGCGCTCCGACTCGACGCCGGGGCGCTTCATCTCGGCGACCTGAGCACGCAGGCGAGCCGCCTCGGCCTCGACGTCCAGCAGGCGCCGCAGCACCGGCCCCATCCGCTCACCCATCCACGAGGTGAGGTTCATGCAGTACAAGTCCTCGCGCTGTGTGGAGTGGTCGTGCGCGAGGCGGTCCCGGACGGATTCGCCGAGGCGATCAGTAGCGTGACTGTCGCGGGCTTGGCGGTACCGATCAGCTGTGTGATCTCAGCGCGCTGCGAATCCGTCAGGGCTGCGGTCGTCTGCTCCTGGTGGGTGGTCATGCGGCACGCTCCGGGTTCTGCTCGTGGGCGGTGTCGGTCTGGGCGGCGGTGAGGGCGGCGGTCTCGCGGCGGATCTCGTGGAGGCGGGCGGTGTATCCGGCGGCGTACTGGGGGTCGTGGAGGTCGGTGATGTAGTCGGCGCGTGTCTGGAGTTGGGCGATGGTGGCGCCGTCGGTGTGCTCGTCGTAGGCGTCGGCGCGGCCGGCGAAGAAGGCGGGGTCCTGGCCGTCGGTGATTGCGGGGGCGATGGTCATGAGGCTCATGACGGTGGGGCTCCGTTCGCGTGGTCGTGGGGCGGGTCAGGCGGCGGTGCGCTGGCTCGGGACGTCGGTGACGGTGTCGGCGGCGATGGCGGCGCCAGGAGCCGATGACGTCGCAGGTGTTGGGGGCGCCCGAGGACCGGGTCGGTGTCGGACAGCCAGGCGGAGAGGTGCTCGATGTGGTCGTCGATGCCGGTCTCCGGGTCGTGCGGGGGAGGGTGGGCAGGACGGCGGAGACCCAGCGCACGGCGGTCATCACAGCCGCGTTGGTGTTGATGAGGACCAGCGCGAAGGTGGCGTCGGCGAGGAAGGCGTTGGGGGTGGTGCCGGTCACGGCGCGGTAGATCGCGCCGGTGATGTCGAGGCGGCCCTGGGTGTCGGCGAAGTTCGTGTGGTCGGCGTCGGTGAGGCCGAAGTAGTTCACGATCTGCTGGGCGGTGCGGAGGATGAGGCCGGTCTCGGACATGGGGGTCTCCCGGTGCGTGCTCGTGGGGTCTCTGGGTCTGGCTTGGTCCGGCCCGGCCGCGAGGGATGGGGGGCGTCGACCTGGCGGCCGGGCCGGTGTCTGGGGTGGGTCAGTCCTCGATGGGTGAGGCGTGCTCGTCGGTGCAGTCCGCGCACTGGAGGCGGGGGGCCGTAGAGGCTGGTCTCGACGACGGTGAGGCCGGGGGCGCGGTGTCGAAGATCGCGGCGCAGTAGCACTTGGCGCAGGCGCACTTGGCGATCTCCCCGCCGGGCGGGAGGGGGATGCGACGGCGAGGGCGGCGGCGGCCATGAGGGAGCCGTACTCGGTGGCGTCGGTGGTTTTGTCGGCCTGCTCCATGAAGGAGTCGAAGTGCTGCTGGTGGGTGGTGCCCAGCTTTGTTGTAGTCGGCGAGCGGTGCGGTGCTGCGGCAGGGCTGATCACGCTCATGGCGGGGCTCCTGGACTCGTACGTCTCACCGGCCCTGTGTGGGCTGGTGCGTTGTCGGCTCCACCACCATAAGCCATAACCCATTGCGTGCGCAATGGGTTATCGAGGAGTCGGGCACACGAAAGCCCCGCTCCCAGATCGGGAACGGGGCTGACTGGCCGAGAGGTGACGAACGTTCAGGGGACGTGGACCGGTTGACCCAGTCGCGGTGGGCTTCCAGGAGGTCCGAGTAGCTGACGTGGACGATGCCGTCGAACCTTTCGACGGCCAGGCGCCGCTCCTTCACCCACCGCGCATGGTGCGCTCAGAGACTCCATGGCCAGTCCGG